TCATGCCGCGAAGTCTCCGGCGCCCCGCGATCTGGAAACGCGGAGCGTGGTCACGCCGGCCGCGTCCGGCTCGAGGGCGGCGACGACCAGCCGGTCGCCGGGCCTGACATCCGCGTCGAACAGGGCGCGCGCCAAAGGGTTCACGAGGTGCGTCTCCACCTTGTTGCGGATGCCCCGGCCACCGTTGGAGAGGTCCGCCAAGGCCAGCTCCGCCAGTCGCTCCCGTGCGCTGTCGGAGAGAATGACCTCGATATGTTGGGTCGCCTCCACGTCCTTGAGGATGCCATTGACCATGCCTGCAAGGATCTGCGCCCCGACCTCGGCTCGTACGAAGTCGAAGACGAGCACGTTGTCGCCGATTCGGTTCAGGAGCTCGGGCCGGTTCAGCGCCATCTTGAAATGACGCTCGATCTCGGTGCGAACCTTGGCCTGAACGACCTCGAAAGCATCATCCGGCGTCACGTTCGCGACGCGTGTGCCGTCCGCCTCGAGACGGTAGATGCCGAGGTTCGAGGTAAATACGATGAATGCCTCGGAGAAATAGACCCGGTCGCCGCGGCCGGAGGTGAGGACGCCGTCGTCCAGCACCTGGAGGAACTTGTCGAGGATGCGCGGGTGCGCCTTCTCGATCTCGTCGAACAGGACGACGCAGAACGGCTTCTCCCGCACTGCGTTGGTCAGTTCGCCGCCGACGTCGTAACCGATATAGCCGGGCGGGGCGCCGATCAGCCGCTGATCGGAATGCTCGGCGGAGAATTCCGACATGTCGAAGCGCACGTAGGCCGTATCATCACCGAACAGGAGGCTGGTGAGCGTCTTGGCGAGTTCGGTCTTGCCGACCCCCGTCGGCCCGGCCAGGAATGCGACGCCGCGCGGCCGGCTGCCGCGACGAGGTGCGCCCACGCCGGTGACCGCCCGCTTCACGATGTCCAGCACATGGGTGACGGCATGGTCCTGGCCTTTCACCCGGGCGCGGATGAAATCCGCGCCATGGCGCACCTTGTCCCGCTCGATGCGCGCCCATGGATCCTCGGTCACGCCCACCTTGTAGCGGCGCACTGCATCGCCGACGCGCTGCAAGCTCAGCCCCTCGGAGCGGCCGAGCTGGATGATGGCGGAAAGGTCCACCAGCAGCAGCCCCTCCGTCTGCTCCACCAGCGCGTCCAGGGCAGCATCCATCTCGGCCGGGCTAGCCGCCCGCGCGCCGTCGAGGCCCGGCAGGAGCATCGACGCCAATTGCCGCCTAAAATGATGGTCCGGCGCGGCGACCGGAACGTGGCGAATGCGCGGATTGTCGACGACGAGCCAGTCCGGCAGGTCGCCTTCCTTGTCGACGATCCAGATTACGGTGTTGAAGAACGGGCGCGGCGGCGTCCCGCAAGGCCGCGCACGGGCTTGGTGGGATAGCACCAACGCGCGGGTGAACATCTGATGCTCGGCATTGGACAGCGCGTCGGTGCGTACGACAAGGCGCGAGGCGAAGTCGGCGATCAGGGCGATGGGGCCGTCAACCGACGCAATTCCGCCGGCCACGCGCCCCAGCACGTCCGAGAACAGATCCGGCCCAGCCGGTGCAGTCCCGTCGCTCCCGACTGTCAGGCCGAGCTGCGTCAGGAGCGCCGCACCGGCGGATGGGCTCTCACCGGGTCGCTGGAGGGGGCGAAAACCGGTGACGGGATCGTAGCCGATCACAGAGACATAGCCCGCCGCCCGCAGGGCTGTCGTCAGCGCCGAACTGAGCGGGACCGCTGCAACCGTGCCGGGCGCCACCTCCACGACCTGCAAGTCCCGCACATTGCCGGAGAGAACGAACTGCGGCTTGAGCGGCAGAAAGCGGACCAGATCACGCAGCCAGCGCGGCGCCTCATAGGCAGTTGATGCGGACACCTCGGACGCCCCCGTCGATCATATGTCGAAGCCCGTGACCGGACTCAAGCCTGACGGCAATCGTAAAGGCAATTCGACGGGAGTTCGACAGTTGCCTCAACCTGGAGGAAACACCAGCACGTGCCATGCTATGGGGGCGGGCGCCACGGGGCGGGAGGACTTATACGCCACCCCATTGATTGCTTGCCGGCATCCAACTGCCACACGTGCTCCTTCCATCGGTGCCTCTCGATGCCGCTGTGGGCGCCGTCGCGGACCATGGTGCCGCCGTTGCCGGGGTTTGCTGTCGGTGCACTCGTCAGGAATTCGATGCTTCGCCGCGCCGATAGTCAAGGTGGAGCCGGATAGGCTGCGCATCCGCAGAGGACGCAGGCATTTGGTGGCGTGGCGACTCGGTGGCGACTCGCGGCTTCTGATGCCCCATCCGAGCGCGGGCGTCAGGAGAGATTGTCTAAATTTCTGAATGGCTTGTGGTGGTACAGGTGGGTGGGTTCGAACCACCGACCTCCGGTTCCACAGTGTGACGTACTCTAGAGCAAGCGATTGAGGGGATTGGGAAAAACCCAGTCCTCTCTGTGCCTTATTGGGCCACAACTCCACTAAATCTCACTGTCTCAATTACTTACATCAGGTGAGAACGTGGCACACTTTAGGCACACTGAGCCGCACATCGCGGACATCGAGAAGCAGATCAGGTGGGAGATGCACGGGGTCGAGCGGGGCGCTGAGCGCGTCCGCGAGGCCATGGCCGAGGCCAAGCATCTGGGCGACACCGACGTGGGCATGAAGCTCATCGCCAAGGTCGCACCCAAGCTCATCGCCAAGATCAGGGAAGCCCAGACCGAGGCCACCCTGGGGGTCAACTCCGGCAAGCGAGGCGCGCCCCAGCAGTGGTGGTGGCTGATCCTCACCATCGACGCCGAGCAACTGGCGGTCATCGTCCTCAAGTCCCTTTTCACGCAAAGCCCGCGTGAATTTACGTTCAACCTATCGGTGACGTCGGTGGCCAACGCCATCTCGAAGCACTCCCACACCCAGATCGACTACGAGGAGTGGAAGGCGACCGAGAAGGAGAAGGCCAAGGAAGCGGCCAAGGCCGGTGACGAAGACCACGTCGACCAGCACATGCGGTTCCTGCGCTCGACCAAGCAGCTGGATCACCGCGCCTGGGCGAAGTTCACCGCCCGCATTCAGCGGGTCCGCAAGGAGAAGTGGCCCATCGACGCTGGTGTCCAGTTCGGCGCCAAGATGGTCGAGCTGCTGTGTGACGCGGTCCCCGACTGGTTCAGCGTCCAGGACAACCGCCTGAAGGGCGGACAGCACGAGAAGGCCATCGTCTTCAGTGACGAGGCCAAGCTGACCATGGCCGACCTGATGGAGCGCAATGAGGTCTCCCGACCCATGCTCCTGCCGATGATCTGCCCGCCCGCCCCCTGGCGCCGCGCTTCCTGACCCCAGCTCCAGCTCGAAAGGACACACCATGTCGCGGAAGAAGCGCGCCTATGAGGGTGGCTACTATTTCATCAACCAGGACCTCATCCGGTCGGGCCTGTACGAGCACACCACGGCGCTGGAGGACCCCATCTCCGAGGAGACGCTGGAGGGCCTGAACATCGTCCAGGCGACCCCGTGGGCGATCAATGGCTGGCTGCTCGACACCATGCGTCAGGCGTACCTTGAGGGTGCCTACCTGGGCGACCTTCCGTATGCCGACGAGGTGCCCATCCCCCGCAAGACGGATGAGGAATGGGAGGCCATGGAGGACGTCGAGAAGTCCCTGTGGAAGCAGGAGCTGGCCGACATCCACGCGATCAACGCCCGCATGATGGGCCGTCGCCACAGCTTCAACCACCGGCTCGACATCGCGCAGCAGCTGCGGGACCAGACCATCTGGTTCCCCCACTTCCTCGACTTCCGCACCCGCCTGTACCCCATGTGTCAGGACCTCCACACCCAGTCCGATGACGCGGGGCGGGCTCTGCTGCGGTTCGGAAAGGGCAAGCGCCTGGGCAAGCGTGGGCTGTACTGGCTGGCTGTACGCCTCGCCAACACCTACGGTCAGGACAAGCTGCCCTTTGACGAGCGCGTCGAGTGGGTCCGTAAGCACCATGACCTGATCCTCGACAGCGGACGTGATCCGCTTGACGGGCAGCGGTTCTGGGCCGCGACGGACGCGAAGGGCAAGCCCGTGGCCGACGAGCCCTGGAATTTCCTGGCGACGTGCCGCGAGTGGTACGAGGCGCACCTTCTCGACGATCCCAAGGACTACGTCTCCTACCTCCCGATCCAGATGGATGGCTCCTGCAATGGGCTCCAGCATCTGTCGGCCATGGGCCGGGACCGGGTGGGTGCCACCGCGACCAACGTGGCGGCTAACACCGAGCGTCAGGACATCTACCTGATGGTGGCCGACGTGGTGATGAAGCTGGTCAGCGAGGACGCCGTGGAAGGCAACGCCCTGGCGCACCAGTGGGTCGGGAAGATCGGCCGCAAGACCGTCAAGCGGGCCGTCATGACGACGCCCTATGGCGTGACCGAGCGGGGCATCTCCGACCAGATCAGGAACGACGGCCACGTCAAGGACATGGACGACAAGGGCGCCGCTGCGGCTTTCCTGAGAGACAAGATCGTGCTGGCCCTTGAGCAGACCGTCGTGTCCGCCAAGACCATCATGGCCTGGATACAGGAGGTCGCGAAGCGTCTGTCCGAGGCGGACATCCCGTTCCGCTTCACCACGCCCTGCGGCTCCAAGGTCGAGCAGTCCTATGTCCAGCTCCAGAAGACCCAGGTGACGACCCTCCTGGGCAAGCTGGTGCTGTGGAAGCCTGACCGCTTCGCCGGTCTCAATGACCGCAAGCAGATGCTGGCGAGCGCCCCGAACGTCATCCATGCGTTCGACGCTGCCCATCTCACCAAGACCGTGCTCCGCATGGTCCGCGAGGCCACCGACGAGGTGTCCTTCTCCATGATCCACGACAGCTATGGCGTCCATGCCTGCGACGTGGACCTTCTGCACCGCTGCATCCGCGAGGAGTTCGTCGCGATCTACCAGACGGACTGGCTCCAGCGGATTGAGGATGAGGTCAGGGCGTATGCCCCTGACGTCGACATCCCGAGCTATCGGGACTTCGTGACTGTGGGCGACTTCGACGTGAGCGAGTGCCTGAACAGCCCGTTTTTCTTCGCCTAGCAACTCCATCAAATCACACACTCACCAGGGACAGGACAGGGACATGAAGGCAGTTGATGAGATGATGAAGATGAAGCACTTCCCCGATCTGGCGTACCCGATGCGGTTCCAGCAAATGCAGCGGGAGCGGATCGCAGCCTTCCGCGCGGCGCTAAACCTGCGACCGCAATCGTTTCCCGAGGCCGGGCTTCTCGAAAAGGCGCGCTTGAACGTTCTGCGTGACGTCTACGGCCGGTTCGCCCCTCCGGTGGACCCGCTGGCTCCCGTCAAGAAGCCGCAGCTGTACGTCAAGTCCGCATTCTCGGAGTCCAACGAGTACATGCGCCGTCTCCGGAGGCGTGGCTTTGAGGAGATCGGTGGGGGTGCTTACTCGACCGTGTTCACCCGGCCTGGGTGGGACAAGGTTCTGAAGGTCTGCCGACATGCTCGGGACTACTGGCCCGCCTATGCCAAGTGGTGCCAGCAGACGAAGAGCCCACACGCCATCCGGGTCTATAGTATCAAGCACCACAAAGGCTTCTACGTCGCCATCATGGAGAAGGTGAAGCCCGCCCGAGACCAGCACAAACTCAGCGATCTGTCCTCCTACATCTGGGACTGCGGAAGCAAGGCTCCGACGATGGTCGCAACGTCGCTGAAGAATGCCGCAATAGCTGGTCAGACCAAGATTGTGGCCAAGGAGTATCCGAAGCTTCCTGCCTTCCTGCGGCTGGTGAGAAGGCTTGGGACTGATCTCCATGCGGGAAACTGGGGCACTCGGGAGGATGGCACGCCAGTGATCTTCGACCCCGTAACAACCGAAATCCCCCCGAAGTTCGCCTCGAAGTTCCACAACACCAAGCGCTTCCGTAGCACGGCCCCACGGGCTTAGTGCGCCCAACAACTCCAGCAACTCTCACAGTGAGGATCACATGAACTACCCCTGGATGGACGTCGCCAAGAGCCTGATCGGCACCAAGGAGATCAAGGGTCCGAAGGACAGCCCGATCATCATGGGCTGGGCCAAGGAGATGAAGCAGTGGTATCCCGACGACGAGACCGCATGGTGTGGCCTGTTCGTGGGCTACTGCATGTTCAAGGCCCTGCCGCAGGAGCCCCGCCCGAAGAACATCCTCGGCGCGCGCCAGTGGGAGAAGTTCGGCGTCAAGCTGGTGAAGCCCGTCTATGGCTCGGTCGTCACCTTCTGGCGCGGCTCTCCGCAGTCCGGCTTCGGTCACGTCGGCTTCTATGTCGGTGAGGACGACGAGTCCTATCACGTCCTTGGCGGCAACACGGAGGACTCCGTGAAGGAGGCCCGGATGCCCAAGCGTCGCTTCACGGCGGCCCGGTGGCCCGGCCTGTTCGACTATCCCGACATGAAGGGCACGATCCTGAAGAACCTCGAAGGTGGTCTCTCGACCAACGAGGCGTGACCTCGGGCTCCAGCGAAACGCACTGTCCGATTTATTCACTCCTACTGCCTAGACGGTACACACCGCCTGGGCATCAACCTGAAAGGATCAACATGCTCGGGATCACCATTCGCATCGGCGCCGCCTACGACACCGTCTCCACGAAGGACGGGGCAGTGTTCGACCGCTCCCGCATGGACAACACCAAGAAGCGCAAGCTGGCTCGCATGGTCCGCGACATTTACGCGCTTCACATCGAAGGAAACTGATGGCCAAGAAGAAGTTCCTTGCTCGCGTCCCCCGTGGGATTGCTGCTTTCGCCTACATCCACAAGCCCGACACCGGCCACAAGTACAGCACCAACAAGTTCAAGGTGACTGTCGTGCTCGACGGCGACACGGACATGGAGGCAATCCGCGCCAAGGCGCTGGAGGCTGCGGCCCACGAGTGGGGTGACAAGGTTCAGGAAGGCGACATCGTCATGCCCTGGCGGGACGGCAATGATCGCAAGCAGGAAGAGTTCCACGGCAAAATCCTCCTGACCGCCAGCTCGAAGTTCGCCCCGACCGTGGTGGACTCCAAGCGCAAGCCCCTGAAGAAGGGCGTCCAGGTCTGGTCCGGTGACGAGGTCGCCATCGTCGTGAACCTGAACCCCTACGAGAAGACCGAGAAGGTCCGCGAGGGGAAGAAGATGGTGGAAGTACAGACCTTCGGTGTGTCCGCCCAGCTCAACATCGTCCAGCTGATCGCCAAGAACAGCGGCGGTGGTGGCCTCAATCTCCTCGAAGACGAGGAGGGCTTCGAGAACGACGACGTCGATGACGCCGACGAGACCGATGCCGACGTGGCGGACGACGAAGACAACGATGGGGATTACTGACCTCATCGCTGGGGTGAAGTCGCAGATGGAGAGGCTGGCCCAGGCTGGCCTCTTCTATCTCTGGATCGGCGGCAAGCCGGTCCCTGCGGGTCGCCCCAGGGTTTCCAAATGGGGTGTCTACTACCCCGCTCCGTACACCCGATGGATCAAGGCCAGCAAAGGCTATGTGGACGACCTGTCCTCAGTGCCGACTGACCAGCCCATCGCAGTGATGATCGAGATCATCTGCCCACCCCTCAAGACGTCGAAGAACCCGGCCCCGATGGGAGACCTGGACAACTTCGCCAAGGGGCCTCTCGACCTCCTCACCAAGTCCCAGAAGGCGTGGCTCGACGACCGTCAGGTCATGTTTCTCGGCACCGCAAAGCGGTTCGCCGGGAGCGACGAGGAGCCGGGCTTCAGCATCTGGTGGTGTCAACTCGAAGGATGAACAACATGGGAAACATCAACTACCTCGTCGGCCTCGCTCCGCAGTTGCGGAAGATCGTCACCCACTGCCAGGACAACGGCTTCATCACGAGCCTCCAGGCCGCGCGTGACCTGAACATCACGTCCCTGCATCGCCGCCTCTCGGACCTCCGTGAGCGTGGCTACGTGGTCCACAAGACCACCACCAAGAGCCGCAAGGGCGTCGTCTACGCCCGCTACTACATCAGCACCCGTCCCATCTACTGATGGACCTCATTGTGCCCCACGAGTGGTGGGGCGTTCTCTCTACGGTCCAGCGCGCTTCGCGAGGGGCCTTCCTGGCCGGTGGCGCTCTGCGTGACCTACGGACCCGCCGCCCGGTCAAGGACGTGGACATCTTCGTCGGTCCCGACGTGATGCAGGACCTCCTCGACACGTCTCTGGGGTTCCGGGGCTACCGCAAGACCACCATCGCCCACGCCGAGTATTTCTCCGACGACGAGAGCCTTCAGCTTGCGACTGTCTACGAGAAGGACGGCGAGCTTCCGATCAACATCATCCAGCTCTCCCGGCCGATGAGCCTACGTGAGGGGCTGGAGCGCCTGGACTGGGGCTTCTGCCAGATCGGCACCGATGGCGGCGACATCATCGCCACCGAGGCGCACGAGAAGGACATCCGACAGAGCACCATGACGCTTTGCCGGTGCCAGTCATCCGACCAGTATAAGCGGTCCATCGAACGGTCTGACCGACTGCGTCAGAAGTACGTCAACTGGCGCGTGGTGATCCCTCCGCAGTTCGACGAGTACCGCCGCACGATCTTCGACCCGGCACTCGGGTTCTAACTCACAAGGACATCACATGACAGGGAATGACGCTGCTCCGGCAACGGAGCGGGCGCCCTTTGGCGTGCGCGCTGGGGCAAACAAGTTCGGGTTCGTCAAGTGCCCCTTCTGCGGCCACCGGGGAACCGAGCTGGTCGACGAAGCAACCGGCACGCGGGTCCGCTTCTTCATGTTCAACGACGAGGCGTCGGCGCGGGAGCACCGGATTTCCGGCCTGTGTCAGCCCTGCCAGGACGGGGGGTTCCACTGATGGGCAACGCTCTGACCACCTTCCAGACGCCCACCTTCGGGCACGACGGGAACACCCACCACATCCGCGTGGTGGACATCGGGGGAGAGCCTTGGTTCCTGGCGACCGACGTCTGCAAAGCGCTCGGCTTGCCTTTCGGAAACGGTGCCGGTGGCGTTGGACGCTACCTGTACAATTTGGCGGAAGACGAACGACGGCTCATCGCTAAGTGCGATCTGATCGCCCCTAGCACATTCCCTAACCGGGGAGTGACGGCCATCTCCGAGTCTGGCCTCTACAAGCTGATCCTCCGCTCGGACAAACCCCAGGCCAAGCCGTTTCAGGACTGGGTCACTCGCGTCGTCCTCCCCGCCATCCGCAAGGACGGTGGGTACATCCAGGGCGAGGAGAAGGTCGCGAAGGGGGAGATGTCGGAAGACGAGCTGGTCTTCCGCGCGATGGAGGTGATGAAGCGGAAGATCGACCGTCTCACCGCCGAGAACAAGGTGATGTCGGACGAACTGAACCTCGTCACGGTCGACGAGTGGCGCAGCCTGCATCACATCTATCTCCTCCACGGCGAGAAGGTGAAGGTTGGGAAGCTGGCCAGCCTTATGGCCACCGGCCTGGGTGTCCGGCTGGAGAAGCAGACGCGCAAGGTGCGTATCGCCAATGGTGAGACCCGCGAGACCCAGATCAACGTCTACCCCCGCGCCATCCTGGACAAGGCGGGTGAGCAGCTGGGGATCATCTCGTGACCCCCCAGGACATCGAAGCCCAGGCCAAAGCAGAGCTTGAGGCCGAGGAACACCGCGCCGCCGTGGAAGCGGCGAAGCAGCACATCCGAGAGAAGCGCGCCGCCCAACGCTGGTGGCACGCCCTGTTCCCCTACACCATTGAAATCAAACGGAGAACGTGATGATCGACATCAAGGACGTCGAGAAGCAGGCGCGCGAAGAGCTGAACAAGGAGCTGGCCGAGAAGGCCAAGGACAAGCTCAAGTCCAAGCTCAGGCAGATCGCCCAGGCGGAACGCATCCTCCAGAACCATCGCGACGAGTACGCCGCGCTGCGGCTGGAAGTCGGCGCCGATGTGGGCTGACGACCGGGAGCGGTTCCTTTCGCTCCCCGTCACGCTGAACATGGCGGGCTGGACGTCGGACACCTACCGGCTCCAGCAAGCTGGCTGGTCCCTCACGGCGGATCAGGACATGCGAACCATGACCATGCAGATGGCCATGAAGCACGAGCAGATGGGCCTCTTTGGGGTGTCTGCCCGTCTCCCGTGGGAGTATCTGCGGGATGACCCTCAGTTCCTCCGTCATGCGGAACTGCCGGTGCGCTGGGTGGGGCGCGACATCATCATCCAGATGATGGGTAAGCCCGACTTCAACTTCCAGCCCATCGACGCCGTCCCTCAGCTGCGTGTCAGCCAGCGGAAGCGACTGGAGGACTTCGTCCATTTCGCTCCGGCTCTCACCAGGACGAACCAGATCATCGTCCCGGAGGAGAGCGTCGAGGAGCTGATGGATCGCATCCTCAAGCTCCAGCAGCCCGACCGCACCGAGCGCTTCAAGCGCCTCGCCAAGGAGGCCCAGGACGAGGGCCGTCACATCGACATCCAGCCTTCCAAGGCCAAGTTCCAAGCCCAGATCATCTCTCTCGCCGCATAGGACAACCCATGGACGAAAAGACCCTGTTCGAGCAGACCGCCGCGCGTGTCCTCGACCTGACCAAGCACAACGACGGCAGCTACGTGTCTGCCTCCACGACCCAGGCGTATTACGGCTGGTGCCTCCGGGCCTCCATCATCTCCAACGCCAAGATCAAGACCACTCGCGTCAAGAAGACCGCTGAGTGAAACCGCGCGCAATCTGAAGGAAAGTTGAGATGAGCAAGTTCAAGAAGGGTGACGTGGTGGTCGCTATCGAGGGATACCCCGGTGCATTCACCAAGGGAAAGCAGTACACGGTATCTCACGAGGATCAAATGGGTGTACACGTCGTGAAGAGCGACAGTGGAAGACCAGACTGGTACTTCCCTAATTGCTTCGACAGGAAGCCGACCGTCCCCCACCTCGTGATCGCCAAGACCGACACCGGCTACGCCCCCAACGAGAACCCCAAGGTCCACCAGGGCTTCGACGCAGCTGCTGCTGAGGCCAAGCGCCTTGCCAACACCATCGGTGGCGAGTTCGTGGTCTTCGCTCCGGTCGCCAAGGCCGTGGCCCCCAAGGTGGAAGTCGAGTTCACCAAGCTCTGACTTGAGCGAGTGGGTCGAGACACACATCCCGTGTCCGTGCGGTGAGTCCTCAGACGCCTACAGCGTCGCCGAGGATGGTCACGGACACTGCTTCTCCTGCGGGAAGACCTTTCAGCCTGAAGGGTCTCCCGCCCCCTCCACCAAGAAGAAAGGACAGCGTCCGCTGATCCCGTTTGGCCAGTACAAGGCCCTGCAAGCGCGTGAGATCAGCGAGGAGACCTGTAAGAGATACGGCTACTTCATCGGCAAGGACGACACCGGAAAGTCCGTCCAGGTGGCTCCCTATCGCAAGCGGGGGAGTGGTCAGGTCGTAGCGCAGAAGGTGCGCGGGCCAAACAAGACTTTCTACACCACGGGCGACTTCTCCGACGTCGAGCTGTGGGGCTCCCGTCTCTGCCGCAAGGGTGGTAAGCGCATCCTCATCGTCGAGGGTGAGATCGACGCCATGGCCGCGAGCGAAATGCTCGGGACGTGGCCCGTGGTCTCCATCCCCAACGGCGCCCAGGGTGCAGCCAAGTCCCTCGCCGCGAACATTGAGTTCCTGGAGAGCTACGAGACGGTCGTCCTGTGCTTCGACATGGATGACCCAGGCCGCAAGGCCGTCCAGGAGTGCATCCCGCTTCTGCCGCCCGGCAAGGTGGCGGTCATGGAAATCCCCTTCAAGGACCCCGACGAGATGCGCCGGGCAGGGGAGGTCAAGGCGTTCGTGACGGCCTTCTGGGAGGCACGCGAGCAGCGTCCTGACGGCATCGTCCGCATGTCGGAGATCAAGGAAACCATCCTGAAGCCGATTGAGATCGGCCTTCCGTGGTTCTCCGAGACCCTGACGTCGCTGACCTATGGCCGTCGCCTGGGCGAGACCTACGCCTTCGGCGCGGGCACCGGCATCGGCAAGACGGACCTTCTCACCCAGCAAATCCAGTACGACGTGGATGTCCTGAAGGAGAAGGTGGGCCTGTTCTTCCTGGAGCAGCAGCCCGAGGAGACCGCCAAGCGTGTCGCCGGGAAGTTCGCCGGGAAGCGGTTCCATGTGCCTGACGGTAGCTGGACCGAGAAGGAGCTGACCGACGTCATCGACCGGCTCGACCGGGACGACCGTATCTTCTTCTACCGCAACTTCGGCGCCACGGACTGGAACGTCATCAAGGGCGTGATGACCTACCTGAACCAAGCGCAGGGCATCCGCATCTTCTATCTCGACCACCTCACGGCGCTCGCCGCCGCCGAGGAAGACGAGAAGAAGGGACTGGAGCGGATCACCGCCGACATGGCGATGCTGGCCCAGCGACTGGGGATCATCATCCACTTCGTGTCGCACCTCGCGACGCCGGAGGGGAAACCCCACGAAGAAGGTGGTCGGGTCATGATCCGGCACTTCAAGGGCTCTCGTGCCATTGGCTTCTGGGCGCACTTCATGTTCGGCCTGGAGCGTGACCAGCAGCACCCGATGGAAGCCTTCCGGTCCATCACCACGTTCCGATGCCTGAAGGATCGGTTCACCGGCCGGGCAACCGGCAAGGTGATCTACCTGGGCTACGACGATGCGGCCGGTCGTCTGTTCGAGACCGAGGCGCCTACCGAGGATGATCCGATGGATCACCTCCAAGAGGAGGACGGGGACTACTGATCCCCGTTTTCTGCCTCCTACTGCCTAACCCCAAGAGGTGAATGTCAGACGTTCTCATCGCTGACAGCGAGACGAACGGCTTCCTCGATACCATGACGAAGATTTGGACTATCCAGATCGGTGAAGTGGATAGTGATGAAGTCGTCGTCTACGCTGACCAGCCAGGATTTCCGCCTCTTCGGGAGGCGGTGAAGCGACTGAAGAAGGCCAAGACGGTCGTCTTCCACAACGGCATGAAGTTCGACATCCATGCCATCAACAAAATCTTCCCCGGCACACTGAAGCCCGAACAGGTCTACGACACCCTGGTGGTGTCCCGACTGCTCGACCCGCAGAACCGGAAGCACAGCCTGAAGGAACTGGGCCTGAAGCTCGGCGTCTTCAAGGGCGACTATGAGGGTGGCTTCGACAAGTTCAGCGACGAGATGGTGGTCTACGGCCGTCAGGACATCGTCGTCGGCAAGGCCATCTACCTCGACCAGCAGAAGCGCATGGCCGGGTGGGACTGGAGCTTCGCCGTCTGGCTGGAGAACCTGTTCGCCTATGCCATCTCCCTCCAGGAGCAGAACGGCTTCCTCCTCGACACCAAGGCGGCTGTCGCACTGGCGGCCGAGCTGCGTCAGGAGAAGCACGACATTGAGCGCGAGCTTCAGGACATCTTCCCGCCCATCGTCCACGAGCGGATCAGCGAGAAGACCGGCAAGCGCCTCAAGGACAAGGTCGAGGTCTTCAACCCCGGCTCCGGCAAGCAGATCGCCGAGCGGCTGAAAGCCAAGTATGGCTGGAAGCCCAAGAAGTTCACCCCCTCGGGCGCCCCTGCGACCGACGAGAAGGTCCTGTCGGCTCTCCCCTACGTGGAGGCCAAGGCTCTGCTCCGGTATCTCCGGGTGCAGAAGCAGCTGGGCCAGATCGAGGACGGTGACAACGGCTGGTTGAAGCTGGTCACGGCTGCGAACCGTGTCCACGGCGCGGTGAACACCATCGGTGCCTCGACGGGCCGGTGCTCCCACTTCAAGCCCAACATGGCCCAGGTCGACAAGAAGGACCTGCGGATGCGCGCCGTCTGGTGCGCTCGGGACGGCTGGAAGCTCGTGGGCTGCGATGCCGAGGGCTTGGAGTTCCGAATGCTGGGGCACTACATCGCCCCGAAGGACGGCGGTCAGACCATCGACCGCGTGCTGAACGGCAAGAAGGAAGACAAGACCGACATCCACTCGGTCAACCAGAAGGCCGCCGAGCTGTTCCTGCGGGACAGCGCCAAGACCGCCATCTACGCCATGATCTACGGCGCCAGTGATCCGAAGCTCGGGTCCACGGTGTTCGACGATGCACGCGAGGCGGGCAAGGAGCGGCCGAAGGGAACCGCCAAGGTCCACGGTGAGCGCCTGCGCAAGGCTCTCGGCCAGGGTATCCCCGGCCTGGACAAGCTGATCGAGGACGTCTCCCGCAAGGCCAAGAAGCAAGGCTGGCTGAAGGGCATCGACGGCCGGAAGATTTACATCAAGTCCCCCCACAGCGCCTTCAACTACCTGCTTCAGGGTGGTGGTGCCGTGGTCATGAAGCTGGCCCTGGTGATCTTCCACTTCGAGCGCCTGCCTACCCTCGACTGGGAACACGGTGTCGACTTCGCCTACTGCGCGAACGTCCACGACGAGGTTCAGTCCGAGGTCCGTCCTGAAATCGCTGAGGCGTTCGGCTCCACCATGGCGGACTGCATCCGCGAGGCTGGTGAGCGCCTGGGCATCCGTTGCCCGCTGGCTGGGTCCTTCGACATCGGCCTCAACTGGAAGGATACGCATTGACACCTGATGGTTATGCCATCTGGGATACCCAGAAGTTTGTGTGGTTTGAGACCCCAAATGGGAAGAAATTCTGGAGCACTCGTGCTGCTGCGGCAAATGCTTGGAACCTTCACTATCGTCTCAACATCACCCCGAGGTTTGTGAAGCAGTCTCGCTTCATCACGGTGCCCGTTTACTTCAAGGCTCCTGAGCCCAAGCCGGACGCTGATGATCGCTCTTATTGATGGCGACCTCGCCATCTACATGGCGTCCGCCGCTGCCCAGACCACGATTGATCTGGGTGACGGTCTGGGCGATGAGCCCATCGTCGACACCGAGAAGGCTGTATCCACTGGCCTCCGCATGATCGACGAGTGGCGGCAGAAGGCCGGTGCCGACCGTGCCATCGTCTGCCTGTCGACCGGGGACAACTTCCGCAAGAAGATACTCCCCACCTACAAGTCCAACCGCAAGGCTCCCAAGCCGCTCGCCTATCAGGATGTCCTGGAGGCGGTCGAGCTGGAATACGAGACGTGGTCCGAGCCGGGCCTGGAGGCGGACGACGTCATGGGCATCGCTGCCACCAGCGACCGTGGCGACTTCGTCGTGGTGTCCCGCGACAAGGACATGAAGACCCTCCCGGCCAAGGTGTTCAACCCCGACCACGACACCAAGCCCGTCCGCATCCGCCTCGGCGTGGCCGACCAGATGTGGATGAAGCAGACCATCTGCGGTGATCCCGTCGACGGCTATGCGGGCATTCCCGGTGTCGGTGATGTCGGCGCCCAGTCCATCCTCCTTGGTCCCCATCGGCTCCTGAAGAAGGCCACGCCGATCACGCGGGGCAAGAACAAGGGCAACATGAAGGTGTCCTGGGAGAAGGGCGGTCCCTGCGACCTCTGGACCTGCATGGTCGACTACGCGGCCAAGGCCGGAATGACCGAGCAAGAGCTGGTCACGATGGCTCGGGTGAGCCGCATCCTCAGGGCAGGGGACTTCGACAAGGATCGTCGAGTGGTCCGGCTCTGGAAACCCAATGGATATGAGGAGTTGAAGCTTGGGAGTTTGTGACGGGTGTGCTCATGACTCGAAGAGGGCCGATGCACATCCATGTCAAGAATGCACTCTGGGCAAGAACGGTGTCCCCACGATGTGGGAACGTGAAGGGCCGAAGGCTCTCGACGTCCAGGAAGGCGGGTCCCACTACAAGGACATGCCGATCCAGCCTATCGAATACATCCTTGCCAACAACATCCCGTTCACCGAAGGCAACGTCATCAAGTACGTCTCCCGGTGGCGGAAGAAGAATGGCGTGGCTGACCTGAAGAAAGCCCGGCACATGCTTGATGTGCTCATCGAACATGAGGAGGAGCCCCAGCGTGCGGCTGGCTGAGTATCAGGAACAGACCGAGAAGTACGCCGTCTATCCCGAAAACATGGCGTTTCAGTACCTCGTCACCGGCCTCGTGGCCGAGGTGGGCGAGCTAGCCGGTCATCTCGCCAAGCGTTATCGCGGCGATGAGAACTATCGGGACCTGAAGAAGACCCACGACCTCCTCGTCAAGGAGCTGGGCGACATCCTCTGGTTCGTTGCGCGTCTGTCGGATGGCCTCGGCTATCGCCTCGACGACGTCGCCATCCTGAACCTGGAGAAGCTTAAGAGCCGCGCCGAGCGTGGCGTCCTCAAGGGAAGCGGGGACAATCGCTGATCCGTCTTGATACAGACCTCGCGTATATCGCGGGGTTCATTGACGGTGAGGGGTGTATTTCTATTGGGTCAAATGGCTCAATATCAATATCGATCATCAATACATCTCTGAAAACACTCGAATATATCAGGGATGCGTTTGGGTTCGGATCGGTTTCCGAGAGGAAACAGAAGGTCAATAAGACCCAATACTGCTATCGAGCCTATGGGAATAACGCTGTGATTATTCTCAAGTCTATCCTTCCCTTCTTGATCGACAAGAGGGCTCAGGCGGAAACCGCCATTGAGTTCTCTGAGGTTCGTGGACCAACCTTCATCCCTGGTGTCAGAGGCCGCCGCGCGGACCCAAACCGGGAGGCGTACATTAAGAAAATCAAGGAGTTGAAACGTGCGGCCTGAGCCGTCATTTCGAGCACAGCTAATTACCCGCAGGACATACTCAAGGCCCAAGAACGACCAGGGCACCGAGTTCGAGAGCTGGACAGAGACCGTGGACCGCGTGGTCGGTCACCAGCGCTGGCTCTGGGAGCGCGCCAAGGGTTCCCCGCTTGACGCCGTCGAGGACTACGAGCTGGGCACGCTGCGTCGCTTCATGCTGGAGCGGAAGCTGACCACTTCGGGCCGCACCCTGTGGCTCGGCGGCACGGCTGTCGCCCAGACCCGCGAGGCGTCCCAGTTCAACTGCTCCTTCGAGCACGTCGAGACCATCCACGATGTGGTCGACGCCTTCTGGCTGCTGCTCCAGGGCTGTGGCGTCGGCGGCAAGCCCATCAACGGCATCCTCAATGGCTTCGTGAAGCCGGTGGAGGTCCAGGTCATCCGCTCCACCCGGACCATTCAGGACTGGGAGCAGGGGCGCCGTGGCCTGGAGCACAACGACGTCGGCACCTATGAGCTGGGTGGCAAGACCCACTGGCACCTCACCGTGGGCGACAGTGCAGCCGCCTGGGCGAAGGCCGCTGGTAAGCTTCTGGCGATGAAGCAGCGGGTCGACGTGGTCGTCCTGGACTTCTCACAGGTCCGCGCCGCTGGCATCCGCCTCAAGGGCTACGGCTGGATTTCGTCCGGTGACGAGACGGTATCCAAGGCGTTCGAGGAAATCTGCAACATCCTGTCCCGCCGCGCGGGCAAGCTGCTGCGCAAGCTCGACATCCTCGACGTGATGAACTGGCTGGGCACCACCCTGTCGTCCCGGCGCTCTGCCGAGATCATGGTGATGGACGCGGCCGATCCCGAGGCCGAGGCGTTCGCCGTCGCGAAGAAGGACCACTGGGCCAACGGCCAGCCCCAGCGGGCTCAATCGAACAACAGCCTGATCTTCTACTCCAAGCCGACCAAGCTGGAGCTGAAGGGTCTCTTCCAGATGATGATGGATGCCGGTGGCTCCGAGCCCGGCTTCATCAACGGTGAGGAAGCCCTGCGTCGTGCCCCGTGGTTCAAGGGCGTCAACCCCTGTGCGGAAATCCTCCTCGGGAACAAGTCCTTCTGTAACCTCGTCGAGGTCGACATGGGCAAGTTCCTGGATGATCCGGACGGCCTCATGCGGGCGGTCTACATCGCCGCTCGGACCAACTACCGCCAGACCTGTGTGGACCTCCGGGACGGTGTGCTCTCGGCCTCCTGGCACGAGCTGAATGAGTTCCTGCGCCTCTGTGGTGTCGGTCTCACCGGCATCGTGAAGTGGCTGGACGTCCGGAAGGTGTCTCATTCCAAGCAGGAGATCGCCGCCCGTCTGGAGGAGCTTCGATGGAATGCCCAGCGCGGCGTCAACAACATGGCCGACGCACTGGGACTTCCGCACGCCAAGGCCGTCACCACGGTCAAACCGTCCGGCACCCTCTCGAAGATCATGGACACGACCGAGGGCGTACATCGTCCGCTCGGCAAGTACATCTTCAACAACGTCAACTTCTCGAAGCACGATCCCCTGGTGCCCATGCTTGTGGACGCTGGCTACCGTGTCTTCGACAACCCGTATGACACCACTGGAGCCGTTGTGACCCTCCCGGTTGCTTACGAAGACGTGGCGTTCTCTCGGGTGGAGAAGAATGGCGTGGTACTGGAGGTGAACACCGAGAGCGCCATTGAGCAGCTGGAGCGCTACAAGCTCCTGATGCAGAACTACGTGGACCACAACTGCTCTATCACGGTCAGCTATGACCCGAGCGAGGTCCCGGAGATCGTCGAGTGGCTGTACGAAAACTGGGACACCTACGTGGGCGTGTCCTGGCTGTATCGGAACGATCCGACGAAGACGGCAGAAGATTTAGGATACCCTTATCTTCCTCAACAGGTTGTAACGGAGGACGAATACAAGTCCTACGTCGCAACAATTCTTCCGGTGAGCCTTGACGGTGCTAACTCTTTTGAGGAGCTTCAGGACCGTGAGTGTGCTACCGGAGCGTGCCCAATCCGTTGAGCATCTGTGAGTTCTGCTCCTCCGGTTTCGACCGGGGGACAGGACGTGGATCAAATCGGAGGGTGACATGCACTTCATGTCAGAACGAGCCCAACTTCAGCAAGCTCTTGGACAAAAACAAGAACCTGAAGAGGGTATACGGGATCACACTATCTGAATATCGACAGATGTTAGCAGATCAAGGCGGAAAGTGCCTTGGGTGTGGTTGCATTCTCAAGGAAGTGTCTAGTCGTCCAAAATCGGGTGACAAACGGGACAATCATGAGACCGTAGTGGATCATGACCACAGCTCTGGAAGAGTTCGTGGACTGCTTTGTCATAACTGCAACGTGGCCATAGGTCATATGCAGGATGATCCAGAGATTGCTTTTCGGATTGGACGTTACTTGGAACAGGCACATCGCTGATGGCCCTGGACCCAGACGAGTATCCCCGCCTCGCTCTGCTGCACTTTGGAATGCTGATCGCCGCCTTGGCGGTCAGCGTCCATTGGATGCCGCACTGAGCCAACCCCAAGAGACCCATGGCAAAGCGACAGCGCAACGCGAAGTTCGCGGCTGCGGAGGCATCCCGCGTGCCCCCGCTCCGTCCCCTGAATGAGAAGCAGGACGTCTACATCCGGGCCATCCACGCCAATCCCGTGGTGGTCTCGACCGGCTTCGCCGGGACCGGCAAGACCTTCATCGCCGCCACCATCGCGGCCGACTGGTATCGGGACGGTGTGATCGACCAGATCACCCTGACGCGACCCAACGTTGCCGCTGGTCAGCGCATCGGCTTCTTCCCCGGCACCCTGGAGGAGAAGATGGACCCCTGGATGGCTCCCCTGGTGGAGCGCATCAAGAGCCGCCTGGGGGCGGGCACCTACGAGTGCGCCGTGAAGAACGGCAACATCCGCGTGAGCCCCTTCGAGACCATGCGCGGCGCCAGCTTCAACGGCGTCACCATCCTCGACGAGGCACAGAACGTGACCCCTCACGAGATGCAGATGTTCCTCACCCGCTACGAGAGCGGCGTGATGGTCATCAACGGCGATGTCCAGCAGTCGGACCTGAAGGAGACGAGCGGTCTCGCCCACCTCCTGAAGCTCTGCCGTGCGGGTCTCCTCAGCTTCCCCGTCATCGACTTCAACGACCCCGAGGACATCGTCCGTTCGGACATCGTCCGCGACGTCATCCTCGCATACGCAAAGGCTCCTGCATGAGCTTCGCCTTGGAAGCCCTCGCGGCTTCCGTCCTCTCTCTGTGTTTCATCGGCGGTGTCGTGGGTATGGGCGTGCTCGCCTACGACAAGGTCCGCGCGCTTCCGAAGCTCGACGATCCCTCGGTCTACAGCGTGATCGTCAACGGGCAGGAAGCCCTGGAGTTCAAGTTTCCGACCGGCCAGCAGTTTCTCATGCCCACCGAAGCGGTGGCCTGGATGCTCGGCCTCGCTCCCGCTGAGCCGGAAGGCCAGCACACCGACTGCGTCTCCAACACCACCATGGGCTTCGTCGACTTCGAGAACGACGAGGATGAAGCCCGCAAGCGAAAGGCATGAACATGCGTCTCCTCAACATGACCGTTGCGTCCGTCCTCACCTCCTTCCAGAAGAACCTGAAGGACCTGGAAGCCATCGCCGAGGCCAAGGCCCGCGAGGCTGAGACCATCCGCCAGCGCATCCAGCGTGAAGCCCAGAAGGCCGGTGCGGCCGACGCCGAGCGCGATCACGCGCTTCGCGTCCACGCCAAGATCAAGGAGCTGATCGACTGATGGGGTTCAAAGACCCGTTCGGTCACAAGATCAAGGTGGGTGATAAGATCGCTCACGTTCGTCGCTACGGAAGCGGACGTTACCTCGACATCGTCAAGGGCACCGTCGAGGGCTTCACCAAGACTGCGGTTCGCTACTCCGACAAGGACTTTCTGCTCCACCTCGGACAGCCTCATCTGATCTTCGTGGATGTGTCCGCCCGTGATTGACGTCGAACTACTCGACTGGATGGGGGACGACGTGGCCGTGGTGAACGCGGCCCGTGTCTCCTTCGCCAAGGAGAGCGAGTATCACTGGGACGAGGACGACTGCGAGTTCTACCTGAAGCAGGGGGACAAGGGCCTCCTCGACTTCCTGGCCCGCAAGAACCACTGGTCCCCCTTCGCCCACGTCACGCTCAAGTTCCGGGTCAAGGCTCCGATCTTCGTTGCCCGCCAGCTGGTGAAGCATCAGGTGGGCCTTGTCTGGAATGAGGTGTCCCGCCGCTACGTGGACACGACGCCGACCTTCTATGTCCCCGATGGGTGGCGGAAGAAGGCTGAGAACGTCAAGCAGGGCTCCAGCGAGGAGACCGTCGACATCTCCGACATCATCTCCATCAACGGCTTCTACGAGACGATGGCGTCTGCATATGAGCAGTTGAAGGCTCGTGGTGTCTGTCCTGAGCAGATCAGGATGCTCATGCCGCAGAGCATGATGACGGAGTGGATTTGGACCGGCTCGCTTCTCGCGTTCAGCCGGGTCTGCAAGCTGCGTCAGGCCAAGGACACCCAGGCCGAGACCCGCATCGTCGCCGACCACATCGCATATGAGACTGAACAGGTCTTCCCGGACTCCTGGGCGGCCTTACAGCGACACTGAGGGAGGGGGCTTCGGCCCCTTCCTAATTTTTCATTTAACTGGGACAAGATGTACGTAAACAGACCGAAAAAAGGACGACCTGTTGGATCAGGTAGGGCCAACAGATGGATAGAAGAGCTTCTGAGTACGAACGATCATAAGGACGGTTGTGTGGAGTGGCCATTCAGTAAAACTGAAAGTGGGTATGGGTTTTTCACAAACGATGGCGTTCGTTATCGGGTAAATCGCTTTGTATGTAGAAGGGTCTATGGTGAGCCTTCGTCAGAGGACTTGGACGCAGCTCATTCTTGTGGGAACCGTCTATGTGTTAATCCGAGCCACCTCAGGTGGGCAACCAGAAAGGAAAACTGTGCAGACCGTCTGATACACGGAACCGAGAACGTCGGTGAGAAAAACGGACAAGCAAAGCTGACTGAAGAGGATGTTCGGGAGATACGTGCGCTTCTCGAAAGTGGGATGAAGCGGAAGCTGATTGCAGATAGGTTCCATATATCTCTGAGCCACCTGGATGCGATACGAGCCAGGACTAAATGGGCCTATTCTAATTAGCAACTCCTACTGGAAGAAACTATCCTCCGATGAACACACCCCTTAAAGATAAACTCTCTGAGTTACGGGGCATGTCAGCCTACGAGCTTATCACCCGCATGGATGCTGGCTTTCCGCCCCGCTGCATTGGTCTCAATGAGTCCGTCGAGTCCGCCCATCGCTATGCGGGGCTGAGGGACTTCATCGACGAGTTGGTTGAGATCAAGAAGGAGGAAGAGACCTCTGACGACGAATGACGTTTGGTGCCGTGTCGAGTACCGGCATCAGACCGTAGTCCAGTTTCTCCAGGATCAAGGCTATCCCCAGCCCTGGACCGAGGAGATGTTCGCCAAGGCCCTCGTGGTTCGTGTCTTCGACGACCTCGGGACCATCGGCTACTTCTGGGGACACTGGATCGACAACGGGTGCATGGCCATCCATGCCTGCGTCGACCGTCTCCGACATCGTGATTGGCTCACCAAGGACGTCGTCCGCCAGCTTCGCCAGATAGCATTCTGGCTGGGGGCTGATGAGCTGTTCACGTCCATCCGCGACGATGTTCCCAAGGCACCCAAGGTTCGACTTCTGCTCCGACGATTGGGGTTCGTAGAGGACCCTGGACGCTACGGCGAAGATCACGGCTTTACTTTGAACCTTTGGGAACCCTGATGGGAAGCCTTTTCGATATTCCTGAGCCGACCGTTCCGGCTCCCCCGCCACCCCCGCCTGATCCGCCGAAGACCTCGGTGACTGATCCGGACGCGGTCTCGAATGCCCGCAAGCGGGCCTCGGCAGAGATGTCCCGTCGTGGACGCTCCAGCCTGAAAATCCCCCTTGGTGGCGCGTCCAGCGTCGGAAGCGGCGTGGCCATTCCGAAGTGACCGAGACGAGCGCCAAGGCTCGGTATGACGAACTGAAAATCCGCCGAGAGCCGTTCCTGCGACGGGCTCGCGAGTGCTCCAGCCTGACAATCCCGTCCCTGATCCCCCCGGAAGGCCACAACCCCTCAATGGTGTTGCCCCAGCCGGAGCAGGGTCTGGGGTCACGGCTTGTCGTGAGCCTTGCGTCCCGCCTGATGACGGCCCTCCTGCCTCCTGGCCGCAACTGCCTGCGACTTGGCATCTCCCCTGAAGCTCTCCTGGAGACCGGCGCTGATGCCGTCCCGGAGGACCTGGAGATTGCCATGGTGAAGACCGAGCGTCTGATCCACATGGAGATCGAGCGGAAGGCATGGCGTCAGCCGACCAATATGTCCCTCCAGCACCTTATCGTCGGCGGTAACGTGGTGGAGTACCTTCAGCCTGACAACACCATTCGCATCTTCCGCTTCGACCAGTTCGTGGTCGTCCGGTCTCCATCGGGTGAGGAGGTCGAGTTCGTCATCGCAGATGATCTTGATCCTGACGCTCTGTCTCCTTCCCTGAAAGCCCTGTACGAGACGTCAACGCCTCCTCAGGCTTCAGCCGCTGCTCGCCGCGTCACCCTGTACACTTGGGGTGTCCGAGCTGGCGACCGATGGACTGTCCACCAGGAGCTTGGTGAGACGAAGGTCCCCAAGTCGAGTGGCCGGTACCAGCACAGCAGCCTCCCCTTCCTGTTCCTGCGTTGGCAGGCGGTCGCTGGAGAGGACTACGGCCGGTCCAAGGTTGAAGAGCACCTTCCTGATCTGAAGACCCTCGACGGCTTCCAGAAGGCCCTGCGTGATGGCGTGGCGATGGCCTCGCGGAACATCACCCTGATCCGGCCGAACGCCGCAGCGGGTCTGAACCTGCGACGCAAGATCGCCCGAGCGAACAACGGCGAGTACGTCATCGGCAATCCCGAAGACGTCAACATGCTCCAGTTCGCTAACACGACCGGCATCCAGGTCACTCAGACCGAGCTGGCCCTGCTCCGACAGGAGCTTTCCGCAGCCTTCCTCATGCAGCAATCTGGTGTCCGAGACGCAGAGCGCGTCACGGCAACGGAAATCCGCATGGTGGCTCAGGAGCTGGAAGGCGTTCTCGGTGGCACCTACTCCATGCTGTCGCAGGAGATGCTGTCCCGTCGCGTCAACCGTCTGATCTACCAGATGCAGGCCAAGGGCGGTCTGCCCGAGTGGCCGGAAGGCACCATCGAACCTGTCATCCTGACCGGCCTGGAGGCCCTTGGCCGTGAGGCCCAGATGCAGAACGTGGTGGCGGCCCTCCAGATGCTCGGCGCGGTCAAGCCCGAAATCCAGGAAGAGTACGTGAAATGGCCCGTCTTGCTGAAGAAGGGCTTCAACGGACTGAACCTCTCCGACGCCGTGAACACGGAAGGGGAGGCGCAAGCCATCCGCGCACAGCGCGCTCAAACCCAAATGCTCACTGACGCCGTTGGTGCTGCTGCTGGCCCGCTCGCGAACGCGGCGGCCGGTCAGATGGCCCCGGCCTAACGAGGACCTATGGTCGACCAGACCGAACAGACTGAAGACAAGCCGCTTGTTCCCGGCACCCCCGAGTACGATGCGGCGATGATCGCCAAGTTCCGTGGTGAGGAGACCCCTCCCGCCACGGGTGGCGAACCGGAAGACACGTCACCCAAGCGGCCCGACGACATCCCTGAGAAGTTCTGGGATGCCGAGAAGGGCGAGGTGGACGTGGCGAAGCTCCTGAAGAGCTATGGCGAGCTTGAGGCCACCAAGGGTGCGCCCAAGGAAGACAAGCCTGACGACGCCCCTGCTGGTGACACTGCGGCTGCTGACGCGGCCAAGGAGACCGTCGAGAAGGCGGGCCTGGACTGGGACACGATCCTGGCCAAGGTGCGCACCAATGGTGACATTGACACCTCCGACTACGAAGCCCTGGAGAAGTCGGGCATCCCCCGCTCTCTGGCGGAAGAGGTGATCGAAAGCCGCAAGGCGAACGTCGAGCGTGAGCGTGTCGCTGCCATTGAGTACATCGGTGGTGAGAAGGAGGCGACTGACCTTCTGAAGTGGGCGGGTGAGAGCCTGTCCCCCGAGGACAAGGCCGCCTACCAGGGGATGCTGGATGGTCCGCACTGGCGTGTCGCTGTCGACGCGCTCAAGGCCCGTCGTGCGTCCACCTCCAAGACCGCTGATGAGCCCCAGCTGGAGACCGGCCGCAGCACCGGCACCGTTGGCACTGTCGGCTACACCTCCCGCGAGGAGATGAAGGCTGATATGGCGAACCCGCTGTATTACGACCGCACTCCGGCCGGTGAGCGCTTCCGCGCCCAGGTCTACAAGCGTGCGGAGCTGGCGACCTACCGTCGCTGACAACAACATGGCCGCGTCCTCTGGTCGTTAGACTACGGCGCGGTCCTCTATCACTACCCTCCCCAGCCCCTTCATAGAGCTTTTCGCTTGAAGTCGCGTGCATCACTGCGCGCGTCGAGGGGCATTATTGCCAAGTAGCTCAGTTGGTAGAGCAGGTGACTGTTAATCACCGGGTCGGAGGTTCGATCCCTCCCTTGGCAGCCAAATTCTCCTGTCTAGCCCACAGGAAATCAGGTGTGGCTCCTCATCTCGCGTAATCGGTCGGCTAACCGAGCGTTGGAACTGTCTCCCCTGAGAAAACACGAAGTACACGCGGCCCGCTACGGCGGAGAACCGTGGAGGAAACGTGCGTTCTGAAACCCGAACTTTTTCAAAAACAACACCGTTTTCTGGGATTTTACATTGGTTGACTCTACTCCGTCCCGTTTCCTTCAGGGTCAGGCCGCTGGCGCGACCACGTCGGATATGCGGACGCTCGCTCTCGACATCTTCGGTGGCGAGGTAATCACCGCGTTCGATCTTGCGACCATCACTGCTGACAAGGTCCAGACGCGCACCCTTTCGGGTGGAATGCGTTCGGCTCGCTTCCCCAAGATTTGGAAGGCGACCGCTGAGTATCACACCGCTGGTAAGGAACTGCTCGGCAACGAGATCGAGACCGGCGAGATCACGATCACCCCGGATGAGCTGCTTGTGGCTCACACCGCGATCTACGATCTCGACGACATCCTCTCGCACTTCGAGGTTCGTGGTCAGTTCAGCTCTGAGCTGGGCCGTGCCCTTGCCCGCGTCTACGACAAGAACAACTTCCGCCAGATCGTCCTGGCCGCCCGTCGTGCGGCTGATGGTCCGTTCCCCGGTGGCAACGTCATTCAGGACGCGGCCCTCGTGAACACTGGCGCCATCGACGGCAAGGCGTGGGTGGATGCCATCCGCAAGGCCAACAAGGCGCTGTTCAACAAGGACGTGCCCGAGTCCGAGACCCGCTACATGGCGGTGAACTGGGACGTGTTCGATGCGATCAAGTACGCGAAGGATGCCAACGGCAACTACCTCGTGCTCGACCGCAACTACACCGGCACCCCCAGCTCGGGTGGTATCACCGCTCGTGAGGAGACCCTGCGGATCGATGGCGTGACCATCTACAAGACCCGCAATGCGCCGACCGCCAACGAGGCGGCCGATGCCACGGTCTACTCCAAGTACCGTGCCGACTACTCCAAGACCACGGCTGTCCTCTGGACGCCGATGTCCGTCGCCAACGTGAAGATGCGCGACATCACTCTGGAGACGACCCGCGACGTCCGCCGTCAGGAGGACTTCATGGTCGCGTCCATGCTTGCCGGTCACGGCACGCTGCGTCCGGAGTGCGCCGTCGAGTTCCGTACTGGCGCTCCTGCGTGACCCCAAGAGGGCGGCTCTTAGCTTCGGCTGAGGGTCGCCCTCTTTTTTTCCAAAAGAGGCAATGAGCAACAAGCTAAGGGCGGTCAACCGATGCCTGAAGGCCATCGGTGAGGCATCCGTCAACTCTCTAAATTCCGGTGTTCCCGACGCTGAGGTTGCCCTGAGCATCCTCCAGGAAGTCACCGAAGATGTTCTTGAGACCGGGTGGCACTGCAACACCAACTACGGCGTCAAGCTCGTGCCCGACTCGAATGGCCACATCATCGTTCCCCCGAGCTTCCTCCAGGTTGACTCGACTGCGCGGAGCGCTCGACTGGATGTGACCGTTCGGAAGGACCCGAATGACACGGTCCTCAAGCTGTTCAACATCACCGAGCAGACCTTCGTCTTCTCCGGTCCCGTCATCGCCGACGTGATCGTCAACCTGGACTATGACGGCCTTCCCCTGGCCCTCCAGAATTACATCTCGGCGCGCGCGGCGCGTGAGTTCCAGGAGAGCCAGATGGCCTCCGTGTCCCTCGACGGCTTCACTGTCCGTGCCGAACAGGCCGCCTGGGCAAAGCTCCAGGACTACGAGGCCGAGGCCGAGGACAGCAACTGCCTCACCGACAGCGCCTACATGCGCTACGTGCGCGGCCGTAACAGCCCGATCTCGGGTCTCTGATGGGCAAGCCCATTGAGCAGGCAATCCCCACGATCTTCAGTGGGGTGAGCCGACAGCCCGACTCCGTCCGGTTCCCCGGTCAGGTCCAGGACGCCGAGAATGTGTCGTTCTCCGTAGAGACCGGAGGCTTCAGCCCCCGGATGCCCCTGAAGCTCATCAGCAAGATCAGCGGCATGGCTCCCGGCGCGGCGCGGCGTCTCCATATCGTCAACCGCGACGTCACCGAGAAGTACGCCATCGTGCTGTCCTATGGCAGTCTGCGCGTCTTCGACCAGAACGGCTCAGAGAAGGTCGTGAACACCACTCCCGAGGGGGTGGCTTGGCTGTCGGAAGACCCAAGCAAGTTCAGCATCCTGACCGCCGTGGACTACACGTTCATCGCGAAGAGCACCGTCACCGTCCTGATGGATCAGGTGAACCTCGCTCCTGCCGCGCCGAGCGATGCTGTCATCTACGTCGCCACCAACTTCTTCTCCGGGACTGACTCATTCTCGGTGACGATCAACGGCACGACCTCCAGCGTCAACGCCGCCACCTACGGCTCCAACTGGAACCAAGCGTCGTCGAGCGGCATCGCCACCCAGCTGGCGAACAAGCTGACCTCGGACCTGGGCACCGGATGGACCATCAACCGTTCCGGCTCCTACATCTTCGTCCGCAAGAACGACGGGGCGGCCTTCACCATTGAGCAGCAGTCCGGCAACGGCGACAGCGGCATCAAGCTGTACCAGTCGACCGCGTCCAACGTCGCTGAGGCGCCCGAGCGTGGTCGTCACGGCATGATGCTGAACATCAAGGGCGTCACCGGGGAGGGCTTCTGGATCAAGTTCGAGGCCAACAACACCACCTTGGGCTACGGGGAGGGTGTCTGGCGCGAGACCATGGAGCCAGGTAAGCCCTACAAGCTCCTGCCCGAGACCCTTCCCTGGGGATTGGTGCGAGAGGCCGATGGCAGCTTCACCCTGAAGAAGCTGACGTGGAACGACAAGACCGCTGGTGGCGAGAAGGAAGTCCCCGCACCTGACTTTGTGGGCGACAAGATTTCCGACATGGTCTTCTCCCGCAACCGGCTGGGCATCGTCTCTGGTGAGACCTGCTACTTCTCGGCGGCTGGCGACTATTTCAACTTTTGGCCCGAGACGTCGACTGAGCTGGTAGACTCCGATCCATTCGGCATGACCAACACCACCAACTCGGTGTCCCGGTTCTACTACGCGGTTCCGTTCCGGCGCTCGATCTTTGTCATGGCGGACAACGCCCAGTTCGAGATTGGTGGCGACATGCTCACTCCGGCCCAGGCCGTGATTGACTTGGCGACCGCCTATTCGGCCTCGACCGTCTGTCGTCCCGTCGCCGTGGGTGACGAGCTGTACTTCCCCGCCGACAGCGAGGGTGAGACCGCTCTGCTCTCCTACGTCTACAACGACCGAACGGTGTCCGAGACCGCGAACGACGTCACCAAGCACGCCCGAGGCTTCGTCCCGAAGCCCGTGGTGGAGATGGTGGGTGATCCCATCGGCGGTCAGGTGCTCGCCTTGAGTGCAGGCGCCAGGACCGACCTCTACTGCCATCGGTTCTTCTACCAGGGCAACGAGCGGGTCCAGTCCGCATGGTCACGGTTCCGGTTCCCCAGCCTCAACATCCTCTCCATCGCTCGGCTCAACAACCGGGTGATGCTCCTGGTGGAGTTCCGAGGGGCGGTGTGGCTGGCGAGTATGCTCCTCAACGACGAGCGCCTGGAGGGCTACAGCTGGGTTCCCCGGCTGGACTACCACCAGACCCTCACTGGGACCTACAGCCCGACGACCGACCGGACCTCGTGGTCCCTGGGCTTTGCACCACAGAACCCCATCGCCGTCACGTCCGACCTGTTCCCCGAAGGCAAACGTATGCTGTCCGTCCCGCTGACGGTCAGCGGCACCACGGTGAGCGCCAAGGGAGACTGGACGGCGGCACCGATGATGATCGGGGAGGGCTTCTCCTCCTTCGTCCTGTTCTCGAAGCAGTTCCTGCGGAACGACCAGGGCACGGCCATCGTCAATGGGCGTCTCCAGCTGCGTCACATGACCCTTCGGTACACCGATGCAGGGTTCTTCAATGTCACGGTGACGCCCTATGGGCGCGATCCGAAGACTTGGACGTTCACTGGTCGCCGGGTGGGTGACTTCCTGAACCGTATTCAATCGTACCCGATCACGTCGGGCAAGTTCCGCTTCTGGATCAACTCCAACAGCGAAACAACGGAGATCAAGGTGTGGAGCGACAGCTTCCTGCCGTACACGATCACCTCGGCCGCGTGGATTGGTTTCTTCAACGAAGTGTCAAGACAAGGATAAGAGCAACAGCATGGGTCCGATCATGCCGATGCTGATGATTGGACAGGCTGTCCTGGGAGTGGTGACGGGCTTTGCGCAAATGAGCGCGGCCCGTTCTGCCCAGCAGGCGGCCAACGAAGCTGCCACTCGTCAGATCAAGGCAACCTATGACGAGGTCTCCCGACAGCAGAAGGAGGTCAACCGCATCGCGGTGGAGCAAGCCTCCGACCGCATCCGGGCGGCCAACGCCGAGCTGGGCACGGTTCGCACCTCTGCTGGCGAGCGCGGCGTTTCCGGGACGACCATGGTCTCCTTCGCGCGGGCTATCGGCGCCCTGGAAGGTGTCGACCTGTCCCGTATCGAGAAGAACCGTCAGTCCAACATCGCAGCCGGTGAGGCCGCGAAGCGGGACGCACAGAACAACTACATCACCGCCGTGACCATCGCAGCCAATCAGGCTAGCGCCGCGACCACCTCTGCGTGGCTCGGTATGGCGGGTTCCGGTCTTCAGATCGGCGCGAGCTACGCTGGCTATCAGCAGCGTCAGTCCTACTACCAGAACAAGAGGGCTTGATGGCCAAGGAAATCCGCTCCGGCCGCACACAGGTCCAGACCCCCGGTCTCCCTGCCGCCCCAAGTGAGCGCTCCAAGCTCGTTGCCCAGCCGGTTCCCGAGTTCAAATCCAGCCGCCTCGGCCTCGACGGCCTGAGCCAGTCCTTCGCCAACTTCTTCGGCGCGACCAGCAAGGCCGCCGAGACGTTGATGCAGGCTGTCGAGCTGGGCGACCGCAAGCGGATCGAGCAGGAGAACATGGCGCAGAAGCGTCAGGCCGTGGGTGATGCCCTGACGGGCAAGGCCATGGATCAGGCCGGGTCCGAGGACTACGACTACTACGACACCTACCGCACGGTCCTCGCTGAGAAGACCGGATCGGAGGCTGTCCGCGAGTTCAAGGACTGGTATCAGAAGGACTTCCTCCAGAAGACCCCTGACTCCGACCTCGCCCAGGCGCGACAGGAATGGGCCATCAAGAACCTCACCGGGTCCAACGACCACGAGTTCGAGGGGATGTCTCTCTCGGCCTTCTACAAGGGCACCGAGACGATGCTGGGGACCCACATGGAGTCCCGCCTCAAGGCTCAGTTCGCCAAGGGCAAGGACAACCTGGAGGCCGTCATCGACGCTGATGCCGGCAACGGGTCCATCTCGCCCGAGCGCATCGCCTTCTACATCCAGGCGGCTCAGAAGCTCGACCCCCTGAATGCCCACGAGGCGGCGCCCATGGTGGCGAATGCCTTGTCCGTCGCTGTGCAGAACCACCCCGACAAGTCCCAGGCCATCCTCTCGGTCCTCGACCGGGAAGGCACGGGCATCAACGGGAAGTCCTTCGCGGCGTCCTTCCCTGACTCCTACGCCAAGCTCCAGCAGAAGGCTGTCACCAGCTTCGAGCAGACGAACACGATGGCGGAATGGGAAGCGGTGAATGGCCTGCGTGAGCGCGCCATGAAGCTGAAGGAGATGAACGACGACGACCTTGCGGCCTTCGGTGAGGACCTGATCCGGACCCGGAACCGCTACGGCGCCGCCAACGACATCAAGTCCCTCCAGGGTCTCCTGGTCCACGAGGCTGACCGCCGCGCGACCGAAGGGGCCAACTTCGCTCACGTCCAGCAGATGCTCATGGGAGCCACGCCGACCGACGTCGACGTCCTCAAGAAGAACCTGCCGGACTACATGAAGAAGGTCATGGGGATCGACAACATCCTGAAGGCCGACCCCACCCAGGTGAGCCAAATCCTGGTCAAGGCCGGGACGGTCGTTCCCGAGGACTTCAAGGCCCAGGTGTCTGGCGCCCTGGTCAACTTCGACAACCCCGCTGGCCAGATGGCTGCGGCCAATCTCCTCTTCTCAATTGAGAAGCAGCGGGACCAGAAGTTCGCGGCCAACTACCTGACCGACGAAGCATACCGCTATTACAAGCACATCTCCGACGAGCAGGTGCTGACCAACGAGCCCATCGAAGCCACGCTCGCGCGTGTCGGTGAGCTGCGGCGGACGGCAAAGCCGGTGGAGTCCTGGGCTGCGGTGGTGGGCAAGCCTCCGGGTGAGACCAGGGTCGAGGTCGACAAGAAGCTCAACGCCGCCATCAAGACCACTTTCGGTGGCTCTGGTGCGTTCGGCACCGGCTTCTTCCGGTCTGACGTGTTCGTGCCTCCGGACATCCGGGAGCGGATCACCGACTATGCCATGGCGGTTGTCTCCGAGCGCGGCGCCCAGGGCGTCGAGTGGAGCAAGGCTGTGGAGGAGGCTGTGGGTCGCATGGCGAACCGGGCCGACGTCATTCCGCAGAACGGGACCTACGTCCTTCGGATCAACGACAACCAGAACGACGCCTACACCGAGAACGGCGTGACCGTCCCTCGGACCAAGCTCGGCCTGGAGGTCTACAACCCGAAGACCGGGAGCAACGTCAACACGGTCAAGGTCTATGAAACCCAGCTCGACCAGCTGGTGCAGAAGGCCCCGTTCTTCCTGAAGAATGGCACGGCCGACGACGTGTCCCTGATCGAGCATCCCTTCGCTGTCGCCAAGGGCTCCTATGCGGTCGCCCAGAACGGCAACTACCGGGTCTTCGAGCCGGGTGAGAAGGTCGAGCTGTGGTCTCACGAGGTCAGCATGACCGATGGTCGCTGGGAGAAGGTCAAGGACGGCAAGGAGGCCGTCATCCCCGACAACGAGACAGCTCTGAACGCCATGTTCCAGGGCCGCCTTCCGAAGGGCTTTGGCTTCGTCCGCATCCCCCTGAGCGACAACAAGACCGGCTGGATGCTCGCCTATCGTCCCAACTTCGGGCAGGACGAAGGGATCACCCTGGAGGAGCGTGAGAAGGCATTCCAGCCTCCTGCGGCACCTCCTCCCATCCGTCAGGTTGTCTTCGCCCCCAGAACCCCATCCCAACGCATTGCTGAAGGGAAATAATGGCCTACGCTGACTACAGCGGTCAGCCTTTCGACGCCAAGAAGAAGCGTGAGGAAATCCTAGGCGATCTCCAGGACCGCCTCTTCCAGCGTTTCCGCAGGGCGGGAGCGGTGCCCATGACCTCCGAGGTCACGCGCATCCTCCCTCCTCCTGCGACCGGAGCTGATCTGCTGGCAAACGTCCAGTCCGAGGTGACGCGAGCCTATGTGACCGAGGGTCCTCGCTTCCTCGACCGACACTCGACGTCCTCCGAGGACACCTACCGCTCTCGCCGCTTCGACTTCATCTCGGGCCAGGAGGGCATTAACCTCACCGCCTACGATGACCGCACCGGCAAGCGCGTGACGAACGGCCCGGTCCAGGGCAACGTCACCGTGGGTGTTGGCTTCAACATGGACCGCTCGGGCGCCAGGGAAACCTGGAAGGCCGTATTCGGGGACAACGTCTCATTCGACGACGTGCGCTCCGGCAAGACCAGCCTGTCCAACGATCAGGCCAAGGCCCTGTTCGAGCACGACATGATGTACTTCGAGGGCGTTGTCTCCAAGGCGGCCGGTGGGCGCGCCCTGACGGAGAACCAGCGGCTTGCCCTGGTGTCCATCGCCTACAACACCCCAAGCCGCGTGGCCGGTTGGGCGAACGTCATCCAGTCCGGTGACGATCAGGCGTTGACGCAGGAAATCCTCTACAACTCCTTCGCGAAGGATCACCCGCTTTCCAAGGGGCTCCAGTCCCGACGCTACCGCGAGGCCGCTCTGTTCGGAACCATCTCGGAAGCCAAGGACAAGCTCCCGACCTTCTCGACCTACCAGAAGTTCGACCCTGGCCAGGACATGGACGTCAACACGTTCAAGTCCAAGCACTACACATGGCAGGACTTCCGGAACGACCGCTTCCAGGACGCCAAGGTCAGCAGTGGTCTGGTGGGTCTCCTGGACACCGTCTCCGACCAGTTCGGCGGGAAGCTGAAGCTCACCTCGGGCTACCGATCCCCCGACTACAACGCCAAGGCATCGTTCTCCGGCAAGGACGGTCCCCACACCCACGGCTACGCTGCGGACATCGACGTCTCCAGCTACAGCGACGAGCAGAAGCGCCAGCTGGTGTCTCTCCTGGTCGCCAACGGCGCGCGCGGTGTGGGTCACTACAGCAACGGTTCGATCCACGTCGACCTTCGCCCGACTGCGGGCAAGGGGCCGGGTGGTCTCGCGCTGTGGTGGAACAAGAACGAGCCCTACACCAACGGTCAGTCGTGGTTCGCTGAAGGCGTGGACCAAGGCTTGACACCCAAATCCTGAGGAACCTGAAACCGAATGTGGACTGCCTCTCCGACGCCGGATGAGGTCCAGACTGAGAATGCTCGGGGGGCCATGATGATCCCCCGAGTTTCCATCGTGGACAAACCGTTCAGCCCTGACGACGAGGGGGGCTTTGGCTCCGCTTTCGGAGCGGCCTTCCTCCGACAGAACACCCTGATCTCCGCTCTCCACGAGATGACGGACGGAGACACCGCCACGGCCGAGGAAGTGCTTTCCGGCCGGGCCTCCAATTTCAACCCCTACACCTACCTGCGCGAGAACGTCGACAAGGACACCCTCGCCAAGGTCCAGCCCTTCGTGAGCCGTGGTGACTTCGAGGCGGCCATGTCGCCCCGTCAGGTCCAGGCCATCGTGGCGGACATCCAGTACGACGAGGAGCTTCAGAAGCGCGAGGGCAGCTCATTCCTGGGCTCACTCGCCGGGTCCTTCGTGACCTCCCTCATCGACCCCACCACCTACATTCCCGGCATCGGACTGGCCGCCAAGGGCTCGACCCTGGGCAAGATCGGCCTCAGCGCTGCCAACGCAGTGCTCTCTGCCGGTATCTCCGAAGCCGCCCTCCAGGCCACGCAGCGCAACCGCTCGGCGGCCGAGACCATCATGGGCATTGGCACAGCCGGTGTCCTCGGCGCTGGCGTCGGCGTGTTCGCTCACGCCCTCGGCCGCTCTTCGCTGCTGAACCCCGAGCACCCCAACAACCCCCTCCGGACGGAGAACCTGACGGCCAACGGCGAGATCGTCCGGACGCCTGATGGTCACTTCTCCGACGACCTGTCGAGCGCCGAGCTGGGCTCCATGCGTGAGCTGGCTGAAGGCGGTTCCATCGGCGCGGCGCGCGTCGACGCCAACGAGATGCTGGCGGGCCGGGTCCTCCGCAATGAGCCCACCACGCCCATCGGCAAGGCCCTGCGGACGGTGGACGACTTCATCAACTCCAAGACCATCGTTGGTCGTGTCGTGCGTGCGTCCTCTGACGCGGCGCGTGCCATTGGCCTGCGCATCATGGACCCCGGTGGCATCCTCCTCGACCTCCATCTCAACGGGAAGGCGGTCAAGCCCTCGGCCGAGATGCTGAAGGCGGACTACATGACCGAGGCCCACCAGTTGGTCGTCGGTCTGGAGGCCAGCACCCGAGCGGTGAACATGAAGGTCGCAGAGCTGCCCGGCTACAGTGGCCCGAAGACCACCCACGAAGACGTCCTCAAGCTCACCCAGCGGCGCCTCTGGGGCGTCGAGGACACGGCTGTGGAAGACGCTCTCTCGGCCAAGTACGGCGATCAGGCGTTCGAGATCATCGCCGCCCAAGCTGACACCAACGTCGCCAAGGTCCACGGTCTCAACGACATCTGGGAGGCCCGGCTGGTCAAGGAAGGTGTCCTCCAGGACGCCGAGAAGATCGGCACGCTGACGACCGAGGTGGACAAGGCCAAGTCCGAGATCGAGACCCTGAAGGCTCAGAAGGAAGCGCTCGACCCCGAAGTGGGTGGCGGCGCCGAGATCGACGCCCAGCTGGCCGACGCCCGTGCTCGCCGGGACCGCTTCAAGAAGGAGCTGGTGTCCGAGACGTCCAAGGCCAAGCCCCTGGGCCGCCAGTACGGTCACGCCCAGATGTGGAACCGCGACGTCCTCATCGAGAACCCCGACGAGTTCCGAGGCTTCCTCCTCGACGCCCTCGCGACGAAGCCCGATGCCGAATGGCTGATGGAACGCTTCGATCTCGACCAGGGTGGACTGGAGAAGCTGGCCACCCAGGATCAGGCCAAGTACCGCGAGGTGCTGACCGAGTGGGCCGGGGACCAGTTCTATGTCGAGCTGACCCAGGCCGAGCACGCCGCCAAGGCCGCCGAGGAAGCCTTCAAGACGTCCAAGCTGGACCTGAAGGAGAGCCTGCGCGCTGTCGGCGTGATGAAGCGCGAAGAGAAGGACCTGACGGTTAAGCAGGCCCGCGCCAAGCGGGACCAGTTCTGGTCGCAGCTCCAGGCCACTCGCGCACGTCGTGACGAGCTGGAAGGCGCCAAGAGGGAGTTCCTTCACGCCGCCCAGGCGAACCGCCAGCAGGCGGCTTTCCGGGAAGCGAATGGACCTTCTCCGTTTGGTGCTCGACGTGACCAGCTGGTTGCCCAGGGCGACAAGGTCAATGACAAGCTCCAGGCTGCACTCGACGATGTCCTGACGGACCCGGCGACGCCGCAGGGACGCGCTTTCGACGCAGGCGACGTGGTCCAGCTGACCATGAAGCAGGGCCAGAAGAACGACGCCATCGCTCAGACGGAAGCCCGCGCTCGACAGGATCGGGACCACGTCTCGATTGCTTCGGCGCGCTGGCAGGGCAAGACGGAGGAAATCTCCCGCCAGCTCGACAAGGTTTCCAAGAAGCTCGCCGCCATGGAAGCCCGTGCGGCTGATCTGGACGCGCGCCTCGCGGCCTTCGAGAAGGCTCAGGAGTTCGTGCGGGTCAAGAAGGAGGCCCTGAACGAACGCTTCTTCTACGCCAAGGAGCAGACCAAGCTCGACTTCAAGACCCTGCGGGAAGCCAAGAAGGCGCTCCGCAAGGCCAAGGGCGCAACGCCCCTGGAGGAGGTCGTGGATGACATCTACCGGAACCTGTCGAACACTGGCCGACTGCCTTCGGGCATCATGGACCGTATTGGCACGACCGGGGACCGCACCACGGGCCGCCTGAAGGAGCGCATCCTGCATCTCGATCAGGCCCAGCGTACCGAAGCTCTCCAGAAGGGGTGGCTGAAGGACGACCTCGCGAACATCCTGCATGGCCAGTACGACCAGCTTTCGGCTGAGCTGGCGCTGCGGGAAGGTGTTGGTTATGGGCCGGGCCGCCAGTTCACCTCTTGGAACGACGTCATGGACACCGTCATGCGGGACTATGACAACCTGATCCAGGAGGCTCCCGACCGGAAGACCAAGGACAAGCTCCACGCCCAGAAGAGGATCATCCTCGACGACCTGGAGGAAGCTCGCAACCGGCTGAAGGGCAGGGGAGACGACGACGGTACGACCATGGGCTGGGCTCGGTGGATTTCCGCCAAGTTCCGCTCCGCGAACTACCTGCGGTACGGCTCAGGCTTCCTGGTGCCGTCCCTCACCGACCTCGCAGCGGTCCACCTCCGGCACGGTTCGCTGGCCAAGGTGATCTTCAAGCATGGCCGTGAGGCCGTCGAAGAGATGCGGTCACTCCACGCCGAGAACCCCTCCCAGTTCCAGGCGTTCATCGCATCGCTGGAGATGGGTATGGGCTCGGCCGCCATGGCTCGCCGCTTCGGCACCGAGGACCTGATCCACGGCGCCAACAGCAACTATGGCATCGGCTACGGCGTCACCCGCAAGATCACCGGAACCATCGACAAGGGCGCGGAGCGCATGAGCGGACTGGTGTCGCAGCTCTCGGGCCTGCCCATCTGGAACCGCTTCTGGAAGACCGTCTCGGGTATCGCCATGGCGCACAAGCTGCGTGACATGACGGTGGGATACCACAGCCTGAAGCCGAGCGACATCGCCGATCTGGCGTCCCTGGGCATCGGTCGTTCCGAGGCTGAGCGGATGGCTTCGTTCATCAAGCAGTATGGTGTCACGGAGGAAGGCCGGTTCGATCCTCATCTTGAGGAGTGGAACAGGACCGCCGAAGGGTCCGCTGCTGCGCGTGACTTCCGCATCGCCATCATGCGCGACATGGACCGGGCCGTGGCGACACCTGGCATCGGGGACACCCCGAGGCTCATGTCGACGTGGTGGGGCAAGCTCTGGCTTCAGTTCCAGACCTTCGCCTTCGCCTCCCTGAACCGGACGATCTACCCCCTGACACAGCGCATGGTCTCCTTTCAGGAGAAGCAGGCGTTCATGTCTCTGGGCATCCTGATGGCCGCCTCGACGTTCGTCATGATCGGATCGGACCTCCGAAATGGGCGTAACCCATCCGAGCGGTTCACCCAGGAGCAAGCCACCAAGACGCTGCACGACATCATCGACAGGTCTGGCTTCCTTGGATGGACAAGCCCGTATGCCGACAGCCTCCTGAAACTGACCTCGGGGATCACTGGTTACGGAGGCACCTCGCGGTTCGCACGGAACAACGCACTGTCCAGCATCCTCGGGATCAACGCGGCCCTGGTGTCGGACATCCAGTCCGCTGCAGGCTCTCTCGCCAGCGGTGGTGATCCGAACGTGGTCAACAAGCTGCTCGTACTCGCGCCGTTTAGCGCACAAACCCGATTGTTCTACAACCAATTGCTAAAGGAGTGAGGGAGGCTACGGTCTCCCTTCTCCTTGGGAGACTATGGCTTACTCTCGCGTTTCTTACACTGCCAATGGTGTTCAGACCGACTACACCTTCGGCTTCACGTATCTGGACCGCTCCCACGTCAAGGTGACCGTAGGTGGCGTTCCGTTCACTTCATTCATCTTCCTCGACGACCACACCCTTCGCTTCAGCCCAGCCCCCGTTGGGGAGTTGGTTATCTACCGCGCGACGTCGCCGGAAGCTCGGATGGTCGACTATGAGGCTCCGTCCCAGCTCAACGAGAGCGACCTGAATGTCGACTCGGAACAGGCGTTCCTCCTCACCCAGGAAGCACTTGATGCCGCATCCATCGCCGAGGAGAAGGCGGACTTAGTAACTGACCGCGTCAACAACATCGACGGTACTGTGGCAGAAGAGGCAACAGAAGCCGCGCGGGTTTACGCGGAGCAGGCCGCTGGTGACAGGGCGGCGGTACACACAGATCGCCTCGCCGTGGAAGTGGCCGCCACTAGCGTCGAGTCTGCCAAGACGACCGCCCAAGAAGCCGCTTCCGCTGCCGCCGCTGCCGCACTCGCTGCTACTGCGGTATCCAAGGACAAATGGCTGGGTGGTCTCGATCAGGTGACACCTGCGTTCCTGAACCAGCTCTCCATTGTGTCTCCGGCCGACACCGGGACCCACACCGGACGTACCGCCACCTCTCCTGACGCCGATGTTTCCGGTGTTCCGAACAGCGGTATATACAGTGCATACGCCCTCACTGTTGGCGCATGGCGACGCGATGGTGATGTGAACCCTCTCGGGGCCGCGTCCCCCTCCCAGGTGGTGGCCGGTCTGGCCACGAACCTGACCGTCACCCCGGAAGGTGACAAGGCAGCTCTGGATGCCCGCATCAAGGGCGTCGTGATCTCCGAGACCGGGGCGGACAACCCCTATCTTGCGCCGTTCACCGTGATCGGCCCCGATGGTCTGCCTTGGCTGCTCGCTGCGTTCCAGCGGGATGGCCGACTGATGGCGAAGCTCTCGACCCTCAGCGAAGTGCCAGTGGAGGCTCTCGGAGCCGCAGCCACTCGCCTTCTCCCTGACGGGGTGGAGATGTACGTCACCGGGGTGGACAACCCCTACGTGATCGTCTGGGACGCCTCTGGGGACATTCTGGGAGGCTTCCTGCGGGATGGCTCTCTGAAGGCAAAGCTCTCCTCTCAGTGCCTCTGGCCCGACACCCTCGCAACCGATGCCCACATCTTCTCCGGCCCCGGTGTGATCTTCCATGGCGATAGCCTGGGGCAGGGACTGGGCACGGCGGACTTCCAGGCGGCCTTCCCCGGTGTGGAGTTCATCAACGACTGTCGCGGCTCACAGACCAGCACCGAGATTGCTGCACGACAGGGCGGGAAGGACCTCATCGTCTCAGTCACCGGAGACGTCATTCCGGCCAGTGGCGGCGTTGCCCTGACAGCCATCTCCGACGACGTGATCCGGAACGCGGGCGCCTACAGCCCGTCCGCAGGCAGCTTCCAGGTGCTCCTGGCCGGTGTTGCTGGGAGCCTCTCGGCCACGGCGGCTAACGCCTACACCTTCACCCGTAATGCGCCCGGAAGTGCCACGTCGTGCCCACCCAACTCGGTCATGACGTTGGTTAGCGCGGCACAGTACGCCTACCACACCATGTACCTGTGGGTCGGCCACAACAACATCGGTGCCTCCCAGGTTGTCGTCGACGACATCATCAGCATGATCCGCTACCACAAGGCACGGGGCATGAAGCGTTACCGCGTGATGACGCTGGTCAATGACAACTATAACAACGCCGGTGCCAACGCGCTGATCCGAAAGACCTTCGGTCACCACGTTCTCGACATGCGCCAGATCATCCTTGATCGAGGTCTCGCCGACTGTGGCATCACGCCCACCAGCGAAGACACTGCGGCGCTGGCTATTGGGAACATCCCTCCGTCTCTCAAGGCGGACTCCATTCATCTGACCGGAACTGCGCATCAATTCTGTGTGCGTCCGGCCATCATCCGTGACATGCAACTTATGATGGGGCTCTAGTGGGCGCTCGTTTCCACGTTTCTGATCTTCTTTCCGCTCCGCCGTTCGGCCGCTACGAGGAAATCCCCGGCGTATCGCCGGGAACCCTCGCACTCTTCGATCCAACCCTGAATGCCGGAGCCTTCGTTGGCGTCCCGGCGACGGGTGGGGTGATCCCGAACGCTGCAAGGGTCCAGGCAGCGTCGATCCTGGGGGTGAGCGATCCGTCCACCCTCAACTTCACCCACACCTGGGCTCGTGAAGCCTCCAACGTCCTCTTCCTGGAGCGATCTGGCAAGGGTGGCCTCCACAGCATCATGTCCCAGACGCTCCAGACGAGCGCGGCGGGCAACTATGCTCGGATTGCGGTGCCGAATGCGATCCGCGACTACATCTTCAATCTGGTCAGCTCCGCCGGGGATACCGGTTGCCTGTACGCATTCCTGGCGACAAGGCCCACGCGGTCTCAGATTGGATCGCCTCCGGTTGCACAGTTCTTCATCGGCAACGTCTCCAGCGTGAACAACTCCCTGGTCCGCAATTCGTATGGAACCTACCTTGGAGCAGGGCAGAGAGGGTCCAACCAGACGCTCCTCGACGGCAACGTCTATGTGTCGGCGGGCGGTTACAGTGCGTGGGCTGGCACGCGTCCCGCTTCGGCGGCGAGCATGTCCATCCAGCTCGGGTACGGTGGCATCGACGCCTTCAACAGCGGCACCATCGGCCTGAATAAGCTGCCATCCTGCTTGTACTATTACTTCAAGCTCGAAGACCTTTCGAAGACCAAGCGCACTCACGGCGGGGTCGGAGGCACCTTCGAGGAGGAATATGCGGCGGCCTACGCGGCCGACCTCGCACGTCTTCAGACTTACTTCGCCCCCGGAGGTGCTTTTGCCGGGGACACCTACACCAATCCGTCCGCCTACCCGTAAGAACTGAGCTAGTCCTATGAACCCTGAGGTGAACGGTCTCATCGCTGACGGAGTGCAGGCCCTGGTCGACACTCCCTCCACCACCACGATAGCCCTGGGGTCGATCACCTCTCCCCTTTGGCTTCCCCGTATTGCTGACGTCTCGGCCTTCGCGGCCACCCTCATGCCCATCCTGGGTGTGACGTGGCTGGTCATTCAGATCGTCAGTAAGATCCATGAGATGCGGAAGGGTAAGTGAAAGCCCAAGCTCTCTCTGTGCTCAGGTTCCTGAACCTCCTCGAACCTGGGCGCAACATGCTGTCCATCACGAAGACGTCCATGTGGGTCTCCCTCGTGGCCATCGTGGTGTGTCTCTTCAACGGAGTGGCGGACCCTATCGGTCCCCTCTCCACCTTCTTTGCGTCCTCCTCCCTCTACGCATGGCGCCGCTTCGTCTTCTGGAAGACAGGCCAGCGAGGCACTGGTGGAGGCTTTGCCCACGGCTGGGGTCCACGACCCGAGCTGGATACGGAGAACGATGATCCTGGAAACCGTGCTGGCTAGCACCGTCATCGGGAAGCTGAAGTCCTACCTGCTTCCCATCGCTGTCGGAGCCGGACTGGTCCTGTCGGTGTGGTTCGCCTGGAACCACTACGAGAACCTGAAGGAGGAGCGCAACGCCCTCCGCACCCAGGTCGAACAGGTCACAGCCGAGAACGTCCAGCTGAAGATCACCCAAAGCGTCCTTGAGGACCGCGCCACCGAGATGGTCGAGCGCACCAAGGAGCTGAACGACATCAAGCGTGAGATTTATGAAATCCCTTCGTCTAGCGTGCCTGCTGACATTGGCCGTGCTCTTGAGCGCCTGCGCCAGCGTGAGTCGGCCCGAAATCCCTAAGAGCCTCTTGACCTGCGCTCCGTCCCCCGCCGTCCCCGGCGAGAACGCATCCAGCCGCAAGGTGGCCACCTACATCGTCGACCTCTACGACGCCCACAAGGACTGCGAGGGCAACCTTGCAGCCGTTCGCCGGATCACCGGCAATGAGTAAGGTCCAGGCCCTCAAGGAAGCCCTCCTTGACGAGCTGATCTCCCAGGTCTCCGAAGGCCCCGTGGTGATCGACAAGGAGACCGGCGATCCTGTCCGTGTCTCTCCCCCGGCTTCCCTTCTGTCGGTCGCTGCGAAGGTCGTGAAGGACTTCGCTGACGAAATCCCGAAGCAGGAGGATGAGGACAAGAAGCGGGAGACCCTGATGCGCTTCATGGAGGCCCGCAAGGTCAACCGATCAGCGCCCGTACCGATGATCGAGACCAAGGTGTCGGAGGCCGAAACGGTCCCCTTCTGACGTGCTTCACCCGCTCCTTGTAACCGTCGAGCACGACGGCGAGCTGGTTCAGGTCCCCCACTGGTTCACCAAGCCGGAGGCAGACTGGGAAGCCTATGAGTCCTTCCCGGTCTTCCTGACCCGCGTCTGGGACCACCTTGGCCTTCCGAAGCCCACCAGGGCACAGCTCGAAATCGCTCACCGCCTCCAATATGGCTACGACAGCTATGAGGCGAAGACCCTCCCGCAGGAGGCGCTGGAACATCTCCTCAACGCTCCGCGAGAGGACATCATCCGGGCCTTCCGTGGCCTGGGCAAATCCTATGTCACCGCTGCGTTCGTCATCTGGCGGGCCATGCGCAATCCCCGCGACGAGAAAATCCTTGTCGTGTCGGCCACCAGCTCGAAGGCCAAGGAGTTCGTCTCCCAGGTCAAGGGCATCATCACGTCCATGCGGATGTGCCAGTGGCTGCTGGAGGGCTCCCGCGAGCTGAACGCTCCCCGCCGCGACACGGCCGAGGAGTTCGACGTCGCCGGGTCCAGTCTGTCTCAGTCCTACTCCATCGCCGCCCGAGGCATCACCGGCCAGATCACCGGGTCTCGCGCCACGCTGCTGGTGGCGGACGACATGGAGATCGAGAAGAACAGCAAGACCGAGGAGGCCCGTGCCCGCATCCTCAACACCGTCCGGTCGGACTTCGAGCCGATCACCAAGACGGAGTGGGGCAAGGGCGACCAGATTTTCCTGGGCACCCCTCAGACCGAGGAGTCCGTCTACAACGTCCTCGTGATCGAGATGGGCTTCCGGTGCATGTGCATTCCGGTGCGCTATCCGAGCCAGGAGAAGCGGAAGAACTACGTCATGATGACCGCTGGGCGTGTCCCTGTGGACATCCTGGCGCCGTACCTCCAGGCGATGTTCGACGAGGGGCTACTGGCCTATGGCCTGCCCACCGACAGCCGCTTCAGTCACGACGAACTGCTCAAGACCGAGAGCAAGGGCCTGTCGGCCTTCGCCCTCCAGTACATGCTCGACACGTCCCTCTCGGACGCCGAGCGCTATCCCCTCAAGCTCCACGACCTGATCGTCTTCTCGACCAACCCCGAGAAGGCCCCGAGGACGGTCCAGTGGGGCCTGGACAGTGACCGCAAGAACCTCATCAAGGACATGCCCAACATGGGCTTCTCTGGTGACTACACGCTGCGTCCGCTGTTCACGGACAACGACTGGAGGGACTATGACCAGCTGATGATCTACGTCGATCCGGCCGGTCGAGGTAAGGACGAAACCGCCTGGGCTGTCCTGGGCCAGCTCAACGGCCTGATCTACCTGATCGACCTCAAGGGCGAGGTGGGTGATCCCCATACGGCCATGCAGCGCATCGCCCTGGATGTGAAGAAGTACCGGGTCCGTGAGGTGGTCGTGGAACCCAACTTCGGGCAGGGCATGTGGGCAGTCGCCTTCAGTCCCATCCTGGAGCGGGTCTATGCTGGCAAGTGCTCTGTCCTGGAGTCCGAATGGGCCAAGGGTCAGAAGGAAGTCCGGATCATCGATACCCTGGAGCCTGTGCTGACCGCCCATCGTCTGGTGGTCAATGAGGCTGTCCTGAGGGAGGACCTGAAGCAGGACGACCGCACCTACAGCTTCATGTACCAGCTCACTCACATCACCCGTGAGCGAGGCTCCCTGAGCCATGATGACCGTCTGGATGCTGTCGCCGGTGGCGTCGCCTACTACATGGCGTCCATCGGTGCGGACACCCGGAAGGCCGTCGAGGCCCAGAAGGAGTCGGAGCGTGAAGAGCTGATCGAAGCGTTCCAGGCTGCGCTGGACGGGGAGGGGAGCCTTTGGGACGGTCGCAGGATGGTCCTTGACGGCATCCCCTCGGATGTCTGGACGGACGCCAACTGGTGACGTTTCACTTCGGCTGGAAGATGTCGTCGCAGAGCGAACCCCAGCCGAAGCCTCCGGTGGTCCTGTAGACCCCGATGTCGATCACCTTGTTCCCCTTGGAGACCACCTTGATCTGGCACTCCAGGGGGAAGTCCACCCCACCGCTCATAGGGACGTTTGTGGGGTTCACCATGGGGATCGTGACGTTGTCCCGACCAGAGGACCAGATGGCCACCACTCGGCCGTCCTGAGCCTTGTACGTGGACGCAGGAGGCCCGTTGTCGACGAAGAAGTCATCAGCCGAGCGGCCCAGGTATCGCTTCGCCAAGTAGCTGTTGGCGTCGGCCATGGCGGTGGACGTGGCGATGACCAGGAGGGTGGAGGCTAGAAGGAGCCGCATGGGAGTCGTTCCAGGCAGGTAGGGTTTACGCGGCGTTAACATGGTGTGGGCTGGGGGGCCAAGTTGAAAATGGTGCTCCGATTTACGGACACATATTCCCCCCGCGCGAACCAGCGGCGCCCCCCGTGGCCCGGCCTCGACCGGCTGGCGGGCGCCGCGCGCGCCCACATGGCGCGGCTGCGCGGGGTAATGGCACGCCCGAGCTATTCCGTGGGCGCGAGGGCTAGGTGGGCAGGCGCGGGAAAGGCTCCCGGACATGGGCAGGCTGGCACACATCCGACACACTGGCAGGGTTGACCGCACGCAAACCGTTGCAGGCTCAACGCTTGGCGAGGTGTGAGCACCGGTCTAGTGGTGCGGCACATGGTGGTGTGTCGAGGGGCTGCTTAGGGCATAACCCGTTGGGATCGTTGTGTGATCCGTGCGCGGTGCATGGTGTGGCGCGGGGCTGGTCCGCTTGATTTCAATCGGTGTGCACAGATGCGCGCCCCTGTTTTTTCGCTCGACATATCAAGCACATGCGGCGTTATCCACAGGTTCACCCAACGATCCCGCTTGCTAAATCAAATCACACTGTCAGACTAGTCACACAAGCAAATCACACACCGGAACCGCGCCGATGCTCTCCGACCTTCTCCCGACGCTCCTTGTGTTCGTGCCCTTCGCAATCTGCGGGTTTCTCCAATACCTGAACCACCGCAAACACGTCCGGCTGATGAATGACCGGATTGCATGGCGCGCCGAGAAGCAAGCGCGACGTGACCGGCTCGCCTGACAACTCCACCAAATCACACTGAGGAGCGCGCACCATGTCCGACGAACTGCTTACCCTTGAGAACGCGGAACGCTACGTCGCCACGACCTTTGAGGGCATTCCGACCATGAGCCACATCGCGACCGTAGACGGTACCGTCATCATCGTTGTCCGGTTCATCAGGGACGGCGCCACCTTTGAGGCAGAAGTCTGGATCGATGAGGGACAGCTTTACGGGGAATACGGCGGACTGCCTTCCAGCCTCTGAGGGTGACGCCAGCTAGGGGAGCCTTACGGGGCTCCCACGGCGGGCACCATGCCTGACAACTCCACCAAATCACACTGACGAAGGAACTGTAGCCATGGCCAATCACTCCGCCGTTGCCCACGCATGGGCGCACCGCACGGGACGTCAGACGAAGGGCTTCAATGTCTTTTATGAGCGGGACACCATCTATTCCTATGGTTACCACTTCGCCATTGCTCGCCATTACGTTGACGCGCATGGTAACGCCTGTGTTCTCTTCAATCGGAACCACTATTCGCCCTCGACAAGCCAGCATCAGCATTACGTCGCCAGCGCTTGCCGCCACCTCCCGACCTATCAGGTTGCTAACCCGTGCCGTGATCCGAGCCGCGCCGATTGGGAGGCTTTCATTCAGGAGGCGCAGGACTGGGCGGACAAGGCGAAGCGTGCGCGGAAGTATGGTGATAGCTACCTGCGTTATGCGGCGGGGTATCTGGCCGACGCCAACGCCTTTAACGAAGCGTTCGCCCTCGGTTGCCCTACCGTCTCCCTTGAGACGCTTGGCCTTGTCACTGCGGACATTGCGGCGCGCCTTGAAGCCGAACGCCTTCGTCAGGCTCAAGAGGCGGCACAGCGTGAAGCCGAACGCCATGCACGTCAGGAAGCCACTCGGAACGCATGGCTTGCCGGTGAAGAGGGTGTGTACTGGCATGGTCGCTCGCTCACTGGCGGCGCCTTGCTGCGGATCACAGGCGAGGAGCTTGAGACGTCCCTAGGTGCCTCTGTGCCTCTCTCCCACGCAATCCGCGTGTTCCGGTTCGTGTCCGAATGCCGGGCCAAGGGGGCCGATTGGAGGCCGAACGGGAAGAGCGTGCATGTCGGCCACTTCACGGTTGATCGGGTCTATCCCAACGGGGATTTCAAGGCCGGTTGCCACCTCATTGAGTGGTCCGAGACGGAACGCCTTGCGCGCCAGCTGGGCCTTTTGACGCCCGACAACTCCACCAATTCACACTGAGCGGGAGACGCCAGCTAGGGGAGCCTTGCGGGGCTCCCACGGCGGGCGCCATGCCCGGCAATGGAGGTTCCTATGTTCGATTTCATCTTGGGCGACGGCTACCCCTATCCGTATCCGGAAGGCATCACCGAAGAAGAACACGAGGAGATCGTGGGCGAGATGGATGTGGAGGCCATGCGCCTGCATGGTGTCGACTCTGTCGAGTGGCGGTTTGAGTGGACAATCCAGTTCGTGGATCAAGCCTCATACGACGCCGCCAAGGACGCGACTGGCTGGGAGTCTTTCGACGCGCGAGCGCTGATCCTGTCGATCCCTACAGAGCATCCGGGACGCGGTGGAATGCCCGGCATCATCGTGAAGGACAAGTCGTTCGCCCGCTGGATGATCGTGAAGGGGGAGGCTTGAGCCATGATCGACGGCTTTGACGACATCCACCCTGCGGAGATGCCGCGCCCCGTGAGCTTGGAGGGCTGACAATGAGCGACGCTAATCGTGAGCTTGTGGCGGCGCTCCATATCGCCAAGACCGCGCTACAGAACGCGGCCGTTCACATGCTCCAAGGCCCGGACTGGTGCCCGAACGCCTATGCCTCCATTGGCGCCGCTGTCGAGCATATCGAACGCGCCATAGAGAAAGACGCTCTTGTGGCGGCTGTAACCCGTCACGGATGGGTCAAGAAGAAATTCGGTGAAGAGAAAAAATGGTACCGTCCGGCCGAAGATGATGGCGCGCGTTATCTGGATCACCTCAGGGGCCTCCGCAACATCTGCGAAGACTACGGCATATCTATTCATGAGGGGGTGTGACCATGCGCGGCATCGTCATCGCCCAGTGCGGACCTCTCTCCCTCACCTCGTGGGGGCAGGGAACCGCGTACACGCTGCGACATGCGGCCGAAGGCTCCTCGGTGTTCATCCAAGGGGACGACGCGGCCACCTTCCGGGAAGAGCTGGAAGCCGAGGAGAACGCGCGGCCGACTGTGAACGCACTCCCCGAGATGTGGGACCGATACGCCCACGTTGCTGATGCTGACTGACGCCGAAACGGAGCCCTTGCGCCGTCGCGTGGGAATGGTCTCCCGCGCCTGATGAGGCAGACCCCTCGACATCACCTGTCGCCAACCGCGAGGCTCGACGTGAAAGAGCAAGAGGACCGGCCGCGTCACCTGAGGCGCTACACCGAGACCTATCTGGGGCCGAAAGGCCGCCTGCATCCCTATGACCGAGTTGGGTTATGGGCAGTCGCGTTCCACCTACTTCTGATGGTGGCTATTTTTTGCCTCCTACTGCCTAGGGGGTGAGAAAGGTTAACTCTTAGAGTCCACCGAGAGGGTCACATTACGACCCCCTGATTGTTCTCCTCCCTGATGCCACCGATGGATGAACTGAGGATGGTTCCTGTAGGTCAGTTATGCGGTATTCGCATGACAGAGGGGCTGACCTCCCGCAATTCCTCAATCTCACAGCTTCCGAAGCAGTGGAGCTGCCGTTGGAAAGCCTCTGTCCCAACGGTAGGATGGCTGAATGTTCTCGTTGTGTTCTCATCAGGGTGGGAGACGGTCAAGGTGGAGCTAGTTGGTTGTAAGTCATTCGATTGTGATGACGATGACACTAAGGCTATGCTTGTGGGGAAGCACGACTCACCCGGAGAACATGGCAATGGCATTTTCTCATCCGCAGTACGCCTCAGCAGACGCTGTAGCCTTGCGGAAGCAGGCTGGTGTGTATCTCAAGCATCTGCGCGAGGAAGCCGAGCTGACGCAGCTCCAGCTCGCCAAGGAGCTTGGCTTGGACTATGCCCAGATGGTCTCCCATGTGGAGATCGGGAAGGCGCGCGTCCCGCCAGACAAGATCATTCCATGGGCGCAAGCGGTGAAGAGAGACCCGCGCGAGGTGGCTCGGGAGCTGCTGAAATTCTACGACCCCTACATGTGGCAAGCCCTGTTCGGGGGAACGTCGTCAGGATCGAAGACTACCGGCCAGCACACCGCAGGAGCCGACAGCTGACCGAGCTTAACTCGCTGCGCCAGCTGATCCAGCTGGAGGCCGCATCATGCGGCTTTACGTCTGTCGAATGGGAAGAGGTGGAGGTGATCCATGAGGAGGACGGGGAAGTGTCCCTGTCGATCCCAATGGGCTCCACCAGCCTCGCCATCGTTCCCTCTCCCTCGAACCTCGACGTGTACGACCTGATCCGCTTCGGGGAGACCACCACGGTCCTCCTCCAGGCGGCCACGATCATTTCCGTCATGAGCCGACTGCGAACCTGCCTGCAAGCGTGGGGATGACCGATGACTGTCCAGCTCTACAAGCGGCCCAACAGCCCCTACTGGTACTTCGACCTTGCCGTGAAGGGGGTGCGTAAGCGCACCTCGACCAAGCGCACGGTGAAGCGTGAGGCCCAGCAGGTGGCCGAGGAGGCGCTACGGCGTGCCCTCGACAAGTCTCAGCTTGGCCGCGATCTCCAGCAAATCACAGTGAAGGATGCGATTTACAACTACTACCTCGCAAAGCGCCGGGGACAGTTGGATGACCGTCGCTACAAGGATTTGGAGTACGTGGCCCGCAAGGTGCTCGGGGAGGTGAAGGGCATCAAGGGCCTGCGCTCCGGCATCCACATGGATGAGCTGACCCACAACATGCTGGTGCAGTATCGCACCGCTCGGATGGGTGAGAAGGCCGCCATCCGAACCATCGATCATGAGATGCGGCTGCTCTCTGCGGCCTATCACATGGTGGCCGGGGACTTCCTCGTGACGGCGGGTCTCAAGTTCCCCATTGAGCGTCCCAAGGGCCAGCCTCGGTTCCTCACAGACGACGAAGAGACCGCCCTTCTGGCCGAACTGAACCCGAACCGGGCTATCCCCATGTCCCGCAAGGGAAAACCGGGGAGGTCCTATTTTCTGCCTCCTACTGCCCAAGCGTTTCACCAGCGGCAGGACAACTACGACCTCGTGGTGATGCTGCTGGACACCGGGTGCCGCTACAACGAGATCGCCCAGCTCACCTGGGACTTGGTCGACGCGGTGGACTGGCAGTGGCTCCATATCTTCCGCTGGAAGGTGGGCAACGAGGGCAAGCTGGCCATCACCAACCGGATGCGTGAAGTGCTCCAGCGGCGGTTCAAGGACCGTCGCAACAGCCACTACGTGTTCCCCGGCTGGAAGCGCGACACCAAGGAGGATGAGCCCCGTCAGTCCACCCTCGCCATCCGCAGGGCCATGGAGAAGATCGGGATCAACCACCCGGCCAAGGTGAAGCGGTTCGGAAGGCGTGACGTGCGGTCCCTGAGGGACACCTTCGCGTCCAAGCTCCGCATGAAGGGCATGAGCCTCGACCGGCTCCAGAAGCTCCTCGGGCACGCCTCGCCTGAGATGACCCAGAAGTACGCCAACCTCACCGTGGACCACGCCTCGACTGAGGCAGCGGCCATCCTCAACAGCCTGAACGGAGACACCCAGTGA